TTTAGCCGCTACAATGTAGGAATAATCTGTTAATTTAGAATCAGAAAGCATTTAATCACTCCTCTTTTTCTTGTTTAGTCTGTTTTTCCTTGCTTGTCTCATCATCTATGCCATTGTTCTCAAGTGTTGTAGAAGGCATACCTGAGAATATATCATTTAATTGCTGTTGCTGTGCTTCTTTTTCCATATTAGCTATTTCTTCTTTAGCCTTTTCTAATGGTTCTCCCTTATACCAAGCTCTTATCTCTGCCTTGCTTATAATGCCTTCACGCTTGAGATTAAGCTGTTGTTCAAGCTCTGTATCTGTATCAGTAAGTATGCTATCCTGCCACTCAATGATAGTATCATAATCACCTTCTGGAGCAAGATTATACAAAGATACTAATACATTAGTCGCATACACAATATCCTTGATAGCCTTTTCCATAGCTTCCTGAATAGCTGATACTGTTATATATGTTCTCTGTTTTAACAACTTTAATTCTGTAGCTGTTCTTGCTTCACTTTCCACCTGTGATAATGTACCTCTTGCAAGTCCTATAATATCCTCAATCTTACAAAGGTAAGCATTAAGTCCATTGATATAATTAGCATCTCTAAGAGCTGGAGCCCACGCATTATAGGTATTATCGTTTCCTAAATCAATTTTTCTATATAATCTTTGTTGGCATCTATCCATCTGTATCTGTGTACCAAAATAATCTTTTGAATATTGTACTGCATTAGGGTCTATATCAATTGCAAGCTGTCCTCCATCGTATTCCCAATCCAATCTTGAGAACTGTTCGTCTGCTTTTCTTATTAACTTAGTCGCTGGACTGAATATGGATATTCCGAGTGGACTATTAAGGTCAATGTTATTAGCTGTTGGGACTTTGAAATATCCATACATAGGCTTCTCCACATTCTCAATAGGCACATATGGTTCTAAATTAGCCCACTTATCTACCTCTGTTAATGGAATCTCATTTCCTAAATCCTGCTCAACTGTATCATCATCTTTATCAACAACCTTCGCTCTATAAGCTGTGTTGGTTACTATAATCTTATGTTCAGATGCAATAAACTCTTGTCTTTCAATCTTGGTATACACATAATCAGCAGTCGTGAAAGAATCATAGAAAGCTATATCTATGATATTTCCATCATCATCAAAAGCTATAGGATAAAACTCACCTTGATAACAATAATCATAATATACAGCGTTATTGCTAAAATATGGCTTAATAATCATACCACCTAATGCTAAAGCCTTTTCCATTGCCTGTGGAAGTTGTTTTAAAAATCTCTTAGTATATATTTCATTCAAGTATTTAGCTCTTGTATCTATTACTTCCTCAGCCTGCTTATCTTCATCTGCTACATCATCACTAACTCCAGGCTCACTTATATGTGTTTCAAGTTCGCTTAATACTTGCTGTTGTAATTCCTTACATATCTGCTTGGCAAGCCCTAACGAGTATATCCCAGCATCATCATCAAGCCAAGGCGAGTTGTCTTTATACATCTGTCGCCATAAATCAATTGCGTCCTGCATATCTTGTGATATTGTATCGATAGATATACTTAATGCCGCTTTTATATCTTTAGTGACAAACATCTTATTCAATGCTTCCTGAATAAGTCTCAATAATCTTTTAATCATATTCATACTCCTATTCTGTATAATCTAAGGGTTCTGTTTGTTCTCTTTTAGATTTTAATTTATCTAAATACATTTGTAAATAGTTTATACATTTTTGTAAACCCTGCTCTTTAGAATTACCATTCTTATTGCCATTACGACATAGATATCTGAGAACTGTTCCAAGATACCAGCCATCTTGAAAACTCCAGTTATTCTGTTCTCCTCAAGAACTTGTATTTGCGTTGTCTTTATATTCTTTGTCTATCATTTTCTTGTCCTCCCTTATAAGCAGTTTAATGTCTCCATTGTTCTTTTTATTTTTGGAAACTGCCTAGCTATCCAATCAACCATTTCTTCATTAGTAGCCCAGTTAGTAACAGAAAGAGAATTTTCAGCTAATCCTGATTCATATAAATAAGCGTGTACAATCTCGTGTCTCATTACTTTCTTAGCATATATTGCTAAATCCTGAACAGAACTCCTGTTAGGTTGTAAAAATGCGACTCTTATTAAATGTATTGTGGGGTCTATATAACCATCTGCATCCTCAAATTTTGAATCCTTATCCTCTGCTAAAAATTCAATTCTATATGATTGACCTAATATATCAACATTATCCGAAAACTCTTGCTTATAATCATACATTCTATCTATGCTCCTTTCCTTCTCCATACTGGTTCCATTGCGTATCGTGTCATATCAATGCTGTGGTTGTCTTTGTCTGGATATGCTGATGTTGGATTTCCTTCTTTATCTAATTCATACTCATATTTTTTAAATTCTTCCTTGGTGTGTGGACATCTTCTAGGGTCTATAACAATTTTAACAAGGGATTGTAACCATTTCATTCCATAACGAACACTTCCTGGACCTTTTTCCGCTGGACGTGCATTAATACCATAACTTCTATAATCTGCTACAGATTTTTCTTCCGCACTATCACAAGTTACAATATCATATTTAGATAACTTGTAATCTTCTATTAATACTTTAGCTGTATCGGCATTCTTCATCTTGTTAGTTCGGAATTCCTCAAATATATATAATGTCATTCTTGCACTGTCATAGTACATACATCCATAATGGAAGGGGTCAGGATACCAGCCCCAGTCAACTCCTCTATACAACTTATCCCATTTAGCAATCTCTTTATCTGTAATCTCTCTAATTTCAAGATTATCAAATACTTCTGTTCCATTGCCTACAGGGATTCCCATATATTCGTGTTCATAAGCTCTTGGATTTACAAGTTTTAACCACTCTGCATCTTCTAAGAATTGTCGTCCTAGCCATTCTGGTGGAGCTTGTAAGTATGTCGTATGAGATACTAATGTATCAGGTCTTAGCTTCTCTTTTTCTATAAAATCATTAGCCCAGTTATTTCTTGATTTAGGTGGGTTCATTGACTTAAATACTATAAAATTATCTCCACCTCGAATAACTGACTGCTGTATTTTTCTAATTTCTTCTTCACCAGTAAACTCATCAAACTCCTCAAACCACAGATAAGCTATATATCCAAAAGGTACTTTTATAGATTTAGACTTTGCCGCTTTATCCAATCCTTTAAATATAATTCGCTGTCCTGTAGGAAGATATTCCGCTCTCATAGGTGATTTAGTCATTTTCCATAAATGTGATACACCTAACTTATCAATAGCCCACTCTATCTGTGCATATACAGAAGTCTCTAATGTATCTCCAACTTTTCTATATACAACGGCGTGCTGTTTATTGTTCTCGGGCTTCATCATATTATGCACAATCTCTATAGAGACAAAAGAGGATTTCAAAGAGCCTCTTCCACCTTCTAAGTCATAATATGTATGCTTACCATTTTTAATATCATTATGGATATTATAGAAAGCTGGACCAATACAGTTAGTTAAAGACTTACCTTTAATCTTCTTCATCCTCTTCCACCTCTGCATCATCTGGAATATCATCTATGATAGTAACGGCTGTTTTAATCTCCAGCTTCTTAGCTCTATTATCTAATCTATCAGCTAAAGCATTAGCCGCCTTTGTTCTTTCCTGTAATGATGGTTCCATATCAAAGCTATCTTTCTCTTCACCTCTCATTACTCGTGTAAGATATTCCATTACTTCTTCAATATTGGCTATCTTGTCAGATTGTATCCTTTCGAGTATGGAATCTATATATTCTCGGACCTTAGTGTTTTTTAACAGATTGCAACCTTGTACACTTGCTGTTTTTTTACTATATCCTGCACTAATAGCTGATTGTGTTATATTATGATTTTCTACATAATTAAGAGCAAAAGACTGTTGTTTTTGATTTAGATGTTTTTTAGCTTCTTTCTCTCTATCTGTTTCTTTAGTCATTATTCTTCACCTCTTCCCATATTTCCTGTAGTTGTCTTATTACTTTTATTTGACTGGCTGTTCTTATTAATTGTTTCTTGTTTCTTACTACAGTATACATTGTTATATATCTATCTTGTTCTATAGAATAGAATTGATTAGTATTAATACATAATATTATTCCTTTTGTCTTTAATGCTTTTTGCAATTTAAACATTAATGATTTAGTGTCTATATTTACCCCGCCTTTCATAGTTTTTTATTAATGTTATATTAACATATTATTAAACAAAAAACAACACACCACTCCCTCAAGAATGATGTGTTGTTGGTTATATATATTAATATATTTAATGTTATCTTGGTGTATATTTCAGAATATCTTCTTCATTTGAAAGACTAACTATATCTTCTTTATATTCTTCCTTCACACCTTCCGACGTCCAAGATGTTAGACCTTCTACATAAGTGTATATAGTTCTTGTGCTACTATCATAAGACGCAAAATGTCTGTGTATAAAATCTCCTGGTATAGATATCAAAACTGGTGTATCTGTAGGTACAGATGTCCAATCCACATCAGGTACATATTTTTTAGAATATTCCTTTTCCGCCCATTCCTTACGACAGAAGCTACAAGATATACTCTTTTTATTAAATACACAATCATTACAAGATAAACGATTACATCTAAAAGGCTTACCTGATAATTTACTTAATCCAACATTCCCTGTATATGAAGGTACATCTAAAGCTATATCCGCCAATAAATCTCTATAATATTCTTTATTTGTCATAATAATCAAATTCCTTTCTTTAGCATTTTCCAAAATTCCTTTAATCTAATCTTTAGATAATAAACATTAAAGCCTACTGTATATCTAACATATAATCGTAACCTTATATCATTTATTTCCTCAGATAACATATAATTATGTTTCATATAATCTGTAAGTATATCAGCTTCACTTTTACACATATATTTCTCCTTTAATTAAAAGCATACACATTATATAGCAAGAAAGCTAAAAAACACGCTAAAATAAAAATAAGAAAACCGTGACAAGCTACTTTTATGTCCTGTTTAAACTCAGCTTTTCGTTTATTCTTATAATACTGTATCTGTACTAATCGAACTAAATCTAATTTTAATTTATCATCCATCTTTATTATCTTCCTTCCATAATTTTTTATGATTATTTTCTGCTTGATACTTTTTCCAGCATACAGCTCCCATACCTAATTCTATAGCCTGCAAACTTTTTAATTTTCTACCACATCTTTTACATACAGTTTGTTTTATATCATTCATCCGCCAGCCTCCAATATTTTTTTTTATCTGCTTAAGAATTCTACTAACATAAGATTGACTCAACTTTAACTTAATACCTATATCATATTGTGTATATCCTAATAAACATAATTGTACAACTTGTAATTGCCTTTTATCTAATATTTCTTCCAGATTATAAGGCAATATATTATCATATGCAGATAATCCATTACTGACAATTTCATATCTATAAAATTGCTCACCTTTAGAATTAGTTAAGGTTTCATCTAATGAGCATATACATACATCTTTATTCTTCACAAGAGTATTTTTCCTTATATCCATTAGATACTCATTGTGCATTATATGTAATGCGTATGTTGCAAAACTAGCTTTATTCTTATCATAACTCATTGCGGCTTTACATAAGCCTATAGCACAAACGTCATAATATGAAGATATATCCAAATTATGACGTTTTAGATAATAATATATCAAATTATGATTATCTGTTACAAGCTGTTCCTGTTCTTTTGTCATTTAATTATTTTCCTCCTTTCTGTCTATTTCAAAATCTATAGACCTAACATCATTGTCAAGTCCTCTAAATTTAGCTAAAGACTTAGCTCTATATAAAAGGTCTAAAGACAATGGACAATCTTTTACACCTTTTAATCTGAAAGGCTCTGCTTCTGTATTAGAGCCGATTATATCGCACCAGTCACTCATATCTGCATCGGATAATTCGGCATTCATACGAGCACAGAACTGATTTCCGTTGTCCCATTTCTGGAACCATTTGAGTGCAAGCTCCTCCTTACGCATTTCAGAAGCTTCCGCCAACTGCTTTATTCTTCTGTTAATTTCTCTAAGAGCTCTATCTGCACCCTTTTCTTTATAAAAATCAGAAGGTAAGCTATATCCTATGTCTTCTAACTTAACATACTTTAATATTTCTTTAAGTTCCTCTATCTTATTCATTTTTTGTCCTCCTGTTTTTTTTTATTTCTTAACTTGATTATATTGTAATACATATATATAGGAATGTCAAGTGATTTTTTTAAGAAGAAATAAAAAAATATGTGTATCTTCTGATTAAGATACACATATTCTATAAAGGTGGATAATTAGATAATGAGGACCTATTACATAATAACATATTATCTAAGACAATGCAATATTAAATATTCTAAAGCTACATCTTCATCAACTATGCCTTGTTTAATACCTGTTTCTATTTTTTGACAAAATAACATATTCCTCCTAACTTCTGCTATACTATAACCTCCGACATTCTTAGTACATCCATATAATTCCCCTTTTGTCATTCCAGTTCTTTCCATTGCATTCTGCTTATTATTTCCCAAGCCTTGATATGCAAGAAGATTTCTAAAACCTGTATATAATATACTTGCTATCATCATAGCTGGCTCACCTTTTCGCTTTGCTTCCTCAAGTTTCTGTATAGCTGTATCTGGATATCCTCCTAATACTGCATTGGTTAATTCAAATGTTATATCACCTATTTCCTTATAGAACAAGCCTTGTTTATTTAATAACTTAAATGCACTATCTGTATTAGGTGTACCTTCTTTGTCAGTGTAATAATTAACCCATTGTTGTATCTTATCTATTTCCATTAGTATTCTACCATAATCATAATTACACCATATTATTAGCTTAGAAGCGTTTTTCTCGCTTAAAGCGGGCAGTTTTTGCTGAATATAGTTAATTAGTACATCTTCGGATAAATGTGTAAATTCTACCGCATTTCCTTTGTTCTGTGTATAGAATTTTCCTCTCTTATCAATGCTATGATATTTAAGTAGTAATATATGCTTACTTCTAGCGAATGTCTGTTTTACATTCTTCCAACTCTCCTCTACCTTATTATAAGCATTATCTTCATTCACAATGTAAACTTTGTTGGATTTATCTATACTCTTTTTTCCAACCTGCGAAAGAGCATAAGCGACAGTATCGCAATATACAATCTTATAATTCTGTGCTATGTGTTGAATATAAATGTCAAGGATTGCCTGCTCTTCACCAAAAAGGACTAAATAATGTGGTATACTATTTTCAGATATGGCTTTCATTAAATTTACAAGCTCCAACTAAAACAAACCTCCTTTCTTTTTCTTCATGTGTTTTACCTTATTTGTACAATAATGGATAGCAATGGACATTAAATATTTCTTATCATAATCATTTAATCTTTCATATAAGTCAAATCCTGTAGTTCCATCAAAATCACACATCACATATCCATATTGCGTATCACTTATATCTATATCTTTTTGAAGTTCTACAAGTTGCCTACTTAATTCGTCATACTCTTTATCTGTTAATTTATTAATGTTTAATTCATAGTAAGCTATACAATTCAATATTATCTTACGCTGTAGATAATTGATACAAGTTATTTTATCCCAGCACCTAGGAAATTTCTGCACTTCTAATAGCCTCCAATAGATTAATAAGCATAGCTTCTATACTAGCTCTTTTATTTATAGTATTTCTGTTTAATTCCTGCTTACAGCGAAATACACAAGATAAATCATTAATATGTAAATCAAGTGTTTCATATAAACGATACAATCTTTTTTGAAATACTTTAAAAAACAATAAACAATCAATCTTATCTGTTTCTGTTTGTTTAGCTCTTAGTTGTGTACAAGCTTTCAATAGCCTAGTGCCACTCTTTTCCTTCAGAGCCTTTAATACACCATCAACACAATCTTCTGCTCTCTGTACTTCTTCGTGTGCAATCTGTAACTCACCTATATTATTACAATATTCCAGGCTTAATTCATCTTCACTGACAGAACGCAATTCCTGCATTGTATAAGGTTCCATTTTGATAACTGTTCCTCTGCTTCTAATAGTACCTAACATATTATCAATATTGTGTACTGTCATAATGAAATAAGCATTATTAGGTGGTTCTTCCACCACCTTTAATAGTGCATTCTTTGCTTCATTTTTCATATCATCTGCATCTCTGAATATATAACAGGTTGTCTGTGTAATATAATAAGCCTGTTCTATAGTATCTCGTACATCTGCTATACTATTACCCATAATTATACCTTTAGCATTTATTATTTTTAAAATTGCTTTTGCAAATGTTAATCTACCACTTCCTTCATCCCCAGCTATAATGATGAATCTAGGAACTGACTTATTACATCTCCACTGAATAAGAGTTTGAATATTATTTTTCTGTCCTATCATCATCTTTAATCACCTCAATCTTTAAAAAAGCTGAACCATCTGATATTCGTCTTATGACATTATCCAGCCTGTTATACTTTATTACACGCAAATTTAAGTCATTGTCTTCATCTGTCAATACATACACATCATCAATATCATTATCAAAAATTTTTTTCTTAACTTCTTCTATAGATAATAGGGTTACTTTTATATTATTCATATAACTTTATTCCTTTCCACAATAAATCAAAATAGATAATTCTATTAAAGTCTTAGTGTCGCTATCCCATTTAATCTGACTATTCAAAGAAACTACAAAATCCATAACATTGAATAATGTATCATCAATAAGCGGTGGTAATTTCTTTTCAAGTGTATTAGGCAAGCTAATATAATCAAAATTCTTATATATAGCATACTTTTCTACTTCAAGAATGAACTTGGCAAAATCCTTCAAAAACTGCTTAACATCTTTACCTGCATTGTATACATCTTCAATGATTCTAATAGCTGTCTCTTTTCGTCTTATTTCTAAAGCACCTAAAAAGGCTATAAATGTAGAATAATCTTCTGCACCTATTGTTTTTAAAACATTTTCCAGTGTTAAATCAGGAGATAATGAAAGGCATTTATCAAGAAGTGTAATAGCATCTCTCATTCCACCATTACAAACCTTTGCAATATATTCTAATGCTTCTGGATATCTTATTATATCACCAATATCCCTAAGGTCAGGGTCATTATAATCTTGAGAGTTTTCAAGTACACAGATATGCTCCAATCTTTTCACGATACCTTTATTACTTATCTTCTGAAAATTGTATCGTTGTACTCTTGAAAGAATTGTTGCAGGTACTTTCTGAGGGTCAGTCGTACAGAAAATGAAAATAGTAAATTTTGGAGGTTCTTCAAGTGTCTTGAGTAATGCCTGCCAAGCTCCATTTGATAATGAATGACACTCATCCACAATGAATATTTTATATTCCGCATCCAATGGTTTTCTTTTTGCATCTTCTATAATCTGTCTTATGTTATCTACACCACTATTACTTGCGGCATCCACTTCAATGGGATTTCCCTTTCCGTTGTTTATCATATTTGCAAATATTCTTGCACTTGTAGTTTTACCTGTTCCAGCCGGACCCGTAAATAAATATCCGTGTTGAAATGTTCTTGTATTTATCTGATTAGTTAATATATCTTTTATTGCACTCTGTTCTGTCATATCGTCAAATGTTTTAGGACGATATTTTACTGCTAATGATTCCTTAGCCATTATAAACCCTCCTTAATAAGTGGCAAATATTTTATAAATTTCATCAAGGAATCTTCAAGATTGAAATCCTTGTATCTGTTACCATTTTTCATAAGTGTAAATGTATAGGAAGTGATACCTTTTAGATGTAGCTGAGTAAGACGACTGCTTATCTCATTTCTTGAGCCACATTTGATTCTCTTAATTTTGTCTTCCTTATCCTTGATATTAATTGTTACATAATATGTAGTGTCTCTCAATTTAGCCTCCTTTAATATAGTGTTTTAAGTGTTATCGCTTCACAAGATTTTATTCAATAAATAGTGTTAAACTTTCAACTCCACCATACCAACCATGAGAATAAAAGTCACCAAGTATTTCTATTGTTTCCTCATCATATGGTTCAATTTCAAAATTTATAATCTTCTCTCCTTTATGCCACTTATTATCACATATACCACAAACATTGATATTTTTAATAACAACTTTAGCACCATGAAAGAATACAACATCACCTATTTTTAATTCTCCATATCTAATTTCTTTTTTCATAATAATCACCTTTTACCTTTCTATGTATATGTTATCTCTTAACTTGATTATATTGTAATACATATACATAGAAATGTCAAGTTATTTTAAAATAAATTTTCCAATATTGCAGATATTACATTTCTCTGTCTATCCGTTAATGATACATCTGCAAGAGCTGTCTTTAAATCTTCTTTAGCTTTCATATAGCCGTCCTTATAACCAGTTTCGTATTGGTTTCTATCATAATTAAGAGCTTTAATAAGTTCTTCTTTATTTATATCAACTCCAATAGTCTGAATAGCTGTATATATCTGTTTCTCAATGCCTTCATTTAATTCTGTTGATATCTGTGTTAATAAGGTTATAGGACTTTCATACCCAGTAATATCTATATCTTCCATATCCTCTCCTATTCCGCTTTTGATTGAAGCCAATCAAACCACTGCATCTCGCTTGAAAATTTAGTATTGTGGTAGTAAATCCAATCTGCCAACTCTGCATCCGACATATTCCTTATCCTGTCACCATTTGTTGTTGTAAGCTTAGATGCAGTAATCTTAATCGTCACATCCGTAATAAGTCCATCTCCATAACCATCCAACTTTACATTTTCAATACTGCCAGCAAAATTGCCATTTAAAGATAAATTCAACATTCTCGGTTTTCCTGTAGCACCATATCTATTTTCTTTTGTATCAAGAATTTTTATCAAATCACTAACTGTCACAATTTTCACTTCTCGATTCTCCTTTCTGCTATCACATCTGCAACAAGGCTCATTATCTATTGAATTGCCGTTCTGCTGGCAGTTACAAAAAATCTTTTCTTCGCTATCATCAAATGCTTTTAAAAACATTTCAGCAATTTCTTTCTCATATCTACCACACATACCTTTATAATCATCAATATCCGCGATAACCCTTGAAAAGAAATCTTTGAATTTGTTAGCAATATAATCTCCTGTGAAATCTTTAGGTATGTCAATTACTACTTTCATTTTCTCCACCTCTCAATTCTTTCAGTTTTGCTTCTGCTTCAGGTTTTGTAAGGAATACTGTTTTACCAAAACACTCTCGTAAATTAAAAATTTCATCAACATTGTCAAAAAAGCATTTATTAATTTCATAAAAATGTTTTTTGCAGAACACCTTATCTGAATATTGAGGATTAATTAATGTATCATCATCTTCATCTGTGACGATTTTGTTTTCACAGAAATCGTCACAGTAATATCCTTTTTGAAAAAAATCACATTCTTCACAAGATTTCGTATTAACTTCAATGCTGTAATATGTCTCTCCCACTTTACAAGGTAGAATAACAAGTCTACCTTGTTCCGCTAAGTCTTCATATTCTGCAAGTTTTTCTAAAATCATTCTTGTTTTATCTGCTCTGCTGATGTTTAACCCAAATAGCTCGTTTGATATATCATAAAGTCTTGCTCCATCTTGACAGCTCATTGTCTTTGTTAATCTCTCCATTGCTGCTCCTTTCTGATTTTTACCTTGTTACAATAAATTTATTGATTAAGTCGTATGGAATATTGTGTTCTCCACTTTCTACTCCAAATCTGACATAATATGTAAGCAGTCCATTTTTCTTTCCGTAACAATCGCAGTAATGTTCTTCTGTTCTTCCATCACGAAAGAAAATTTTAATCATATAACCACTTGTCATATATATTCTCCTTTCTAACAATACATCATCTTCGTACATCAAAATTATCTGGTACTTATTCACCAATAATTAATTCTGCATATGGTAAGTTTTCAATCCATTTGCAAAATTCTCTCCATTCATCTAACTTATGGTTTTTCCTTGAATGATACATATTAGATAATACTTCATAATTAAGCATTACATTTCTTGTTTGATTATAACTGCTAGGGAGTAGCTGTATCATCTGCCACCAATATGCTTTATCTTTTGTTGCTATAAACTCTTCTCTGCTATGATTCATAGAAGGTATTATGAAATTTTCTAACATTTGTCTTGGACTAACTGTTATATGATTATAAGCTGATGTAGGTATAAATGTACCTAACAAAGTATCATTCAAATGCTCGGTACTAAAATCATCCAACGTAAACCCTTTATCCTGGATTTTGTGCATTGTTGAACAACTATTAGCAACAGTACCAACTTTATAAGTATCAAATTCTTTCCACCAATATAAAGGTGCTGTAATTCTTACATACACCGACAACATTCGCATATACTTTCTATGGTCCGTACCAGCTTTGGATAGTTTCTGCATAAGCTTAGCATCTTCAACACCTAAAGCATATATCTTATCACTATTGATGTTATAAGTAATATAACTATCACTTCTATCCCAACTATTCATTGGATTACGCATACCTTCAATTATAAAATCCATCTGTTCCGGTGAAGGTAAAACTGTATGTTCTAATTTAATCATTCTTTAATCTCCTCCTTAGCTTTAGTCTTATGATAAAAACTTGATAAAATTGATTTACACGCTAATACACCAGAATTATATGCTTGAGCTTTATTAGTGATATCAGTTTTAAGCTTATTATCAAATCTACTTTGTAAATAATCGTATTCATATTCTGTTAGCATTCTATTTCTCCTCCATTTCTTTATATCTTAAATATTCTAAGAATTGTCGTTGACTTAATATATATAAATCATTATCTAAATAAGGATTAAATCTAAAAGCCAATACAGCCTCTTCTTTGCCTTGCTCAAATGCCTGCTCTCTCATCTTAATTATCCAATCCTTCTTAATAGTGAAAGATGTCTGTTCTTTAGTAGGTGTTTTAGCTTCTATAAAGAATTTATCTGTATGCACATCACCTCCACCGAACTTCGTTCCTCCTGAATTGCTCTGTACTTTTCCACCTGTCACTTTTGCAATATGCTGTTCCTGCCTGTCTGAATAATCTCTAGTTGCCAACCGAGCACACCTCTTTCTTATCAAATTTAAAAAAAATCTATTATAGGATGACCTTCCCAATAATTATTAGTTATAGAAAAAATAATTATCTTTTGAATATATTACTATCGATAAATAGTCAGCTTCTTTATCATATTCTTTCAAAATATCACTCATTTCTTTACATTTTTCTAATAATCTAGCTTCACATTATTCTCTACTCATTATCTATTTTTCCTACTTTTATTGGCTTCTATAGCTCTACCTTGTTTCAAGGCTTCTTTCTTAGTGGGATATACTTTTCCTGTTGTTCCCCACTTATAACCTTTCTTTGTTCTAATCACTGGCATTTGTAGATTCCTCCTTTCACCTAATTATATTTCCCAATAAACCAACCTGCAATAATCATCAACACAGACCAAACAAATAATTGAATCATTTTATATTTCTTTTTTTTTCTCTATCCTTCAAATAAGATGTGATAATGTCACTTATATATTTATATGTTGTTATCCTAACGCTTCTTGATTTAACGCAGGCATCTAATCTTTAAGTCTCTTTTCAGTTATCTCTATACAATCAAGTATATGTTTAGGAGACAGGCTATTTTTATGTTCAATAAAATATGATGCTTTTTTATGCTCTCTAATAGCCTCATTTATATCTTGCCTTGCATAAGATATAGCTCTAAGCTTTTCCCAATTCATCAAAAAACCACTCACTCTATATTCTTCATCTAAATCCTCCAATAATTCTATGGCTGTGTTTATAAGCTCATATGCAGTAGATACCTCCTCCTGTGTTCCGGTCAGTTCGTCCTGCATTAAATTTTTTCTAAACTTAATCGAAACAAACGTATTATATCTATTAAACATCTCCTTTGCAAAATCGTATACATCTGATAGATTATCGTACCATTTTATAAGTTTAGTTGTATATTCATCAGATAGAGTTACTTTAAATTTTTCTTTATCCTGATACACATTAACATTCATACTCACTTTATATTTCCTCCCATTCTTTTATTGCGGATTTTATTACCCAACCCGTCCAGCTTATATCATCTATCTGTTCCATAATGTGTTTCAATTTTTCTTTTGCTTCCTCCTCACTTTCTATTCTTATTAACCCTACTTTTTCAGAACATTCTGGACCTATTCCATAAAGTTTAGAAATTGGATTAGTTAATGTCTTACCACATACAAGACATTTTAATGTAGGTTCTGCTTTGCCTTGCAAACTCATATAATACATTCCTCTTGTTTCTTTTATAACTTCACCTTGCATAATACAAAGCGGCATAGGCTCTCCATTATTCCACTTATCCTGAAAATCAAAATTGGCTGTAGCTGGTTCTGTCATATATTTTTTAACAGTTATTTTATATGACTTTCCTACTCCCATTTTCTGGACTGGAGGACATATATAATCTTCTGTATTTAATTCATTTCTTTTTCCATCAAGGGTAAACTCAAACGATTTACCCTCTTCAAAATCTTGTTCTTTATATCTATGTATTTGTTTAAATATTTCTTTCATATTAAACCTACTTTTCTGTATATACATCTATACGAGTATCATCTGTTAATGTTACATCATACCAATAATATTTATTGTTTTCGGAAGCACCAAGACACTCCACTCTTTCCACAAATTCTTCACATTCTAAATCATTAAGTTCCTCGATTGTTAATACTTCCCTATCTAAATCCTTGATTTCTGCTAATTTCATTTTTTGTCCTCCTGTTTTTTTTTATTTCTTAACTTGATTATATTGTAATACATATACATAAAAATGTCAAATGATTTTATGTGAAATAAATAAAAAAGTTATCCACAATTTAATGTGAATAACTTTAGTAAATTGTATATAACTACTCTTCTTCTAACAATGTCTGAATATCATTAGATAACTGCGTATATACGTCTATATTATCTTTTAAATATTCAACAAGTTTAGGCTTGCCTTGAAATTTCTCTTTAACTTCTCCAGTTTCAGGTTCTACTAATGTGAACCAAGAACCTGCTTGATTAACAAGTCCTAATTTAATAGCTACATCAACTGCATCTGAAATATAATCAATTCCTTCCAGATATTTAAGAGTATAGAAGCCTACTTTTCTATCCGGTCTAACAACTTTAGACTTAATTAAGGACACATTAACTATATTTCCAGCAGGATTTTCACAAGCTCTGGAAAGATTATTACCTTTCTCATCAATATAGTTTCCTTTTCTGAATTCAAGTCTTGTGCTACAGCCGTGTCTCCAACACTTCCCACCTGTTGTGGTAGTCCCTCCATAAGGGCTATTCATATCATCTCTCGCTTGATTTATACCGATAAAGCTCGCCTGTGTTCTAGCTAATATGGGGGTTATCTTCTTAGTAAATTCAGTTAAAGCCATACTGATTCCACCATATGTTCTCTCACCAATTTCCTTTTCATTTGCCTGCATAGATACCATAGCTCCAATAGAATCTAATATACAAAGACTTATTTCTCTACTGTCTATTATATCTATTATAATATTAAATACTTCTTCTGCTCCCATACTATCGGGGTCTAAGTAAAGCAAATCATCACAATTTAATCCCAGCTTTGTCGCCCATACTGGGTCAAATGTATGTTCTATATCTACAAACAACACTTTCTTATCTGGGAATAACTTCTGTGTCTGTCCAGCTATATCAATGGCAGTTGTTGTCTTACCACTTCCATCTGTACCAAAAAATTCAGCTATTCTTCCTATAGGTATTCCGCCATAGGTCATATAATTCAATCTACATGACGAAAAAGGAATCTTCTGTACTTCCTGAAAATCCACACCTAGCTGAATATTTCCTACTTTCATTTTCTTATTTAAGTCTTTTATAATCAAATCAAGATTACTCATTTACATTTCCTCCTGCTTTTACTATCTCTATTGCCCTATCAATCCACTTAACATCAGCGTTCATATTTTCATATAGCATATAAGCCTTGATTTCTTCCAACTGTTCCACAACCTTATTTACATTGTAAGCTGTTGGTTGCTCCATAATTGTTGATAATGTTTGTTTTGCTCTCATATCAACGGGAATACGATTTTTTGTATATAAATAACCTAAATCTTTAATTAAAGTATCAGCAACAATCAATCTTCCCATTGCTCATCCTCTTGTCCTTTTATCATACAGTAATCGTAAGCCATACAGCCATCACAAGTCTGTCTTTGACATCCTTCCTCTAAATAATCTGCTCCATCTTCCATATATTCTGCTTCGCTCATATTATTTTCCTTTCTTTCCGGTTATGATTAATGCCAGTATAACAATTGATACTAGCATACTAAATGCACCTACAATTACACCTAAAATGAATGGGGTTATATACATAATTCTTTTTCCTCCTTTAACTTTAATCTCTTTTTTCTTTGCCATTCTCTTCTGTATGCCTTTCTAGCCTCTGTCTGTTCAAATCGTTTTGAGCGTTCCTTTCCTTTTTCAGATTTATTATAATTTCTCATTATTTCTTTATGTTTATCTGAATGATTCCACCTATATACTGCTTGCTTACCCTTTTCTGTTTTCCTGTATTTTTTACAAGCTCTAGCCGCCGGTGTAATATTTATTTTAGCTTCTAAATCAAGCTGTCTATCTAAAGCTAAATCGTCAGAAGGTTCATCACATATACAATCTGTATAGGTACAATTAAAACAATCTCTATTACATACAGACATATATTCATCTCCTTTAATCGTTATTATCTGAATGATTAATATATCTGCTGTTAGATAATTCCAACTCGGATATTCGCTTATTCATCACCTTTTTTAAGCTGTTCAACATCTCATATCCTGCATCCATTCTCAGTTTTACTTTTTTATAAGCTCTTGAATATATAGCAAGTGTCATTGTTTCTGCTTGTGCTATAAGCTCCGCCTGTGCCGTTTTATCCGCAACTGTCTTTCCGGTTGCTTGCTCCCTTGCCTTTGAATATACTTCCTGTCGGATAGCTTTGCAAGTATCTTCTTTAATACCTAAATCTTCCTGTGCTGAACCTGTAAAATATAATATATTTGCTAATTCAAGAATAGCCTGTTCCAACTGTATATCTGTTATGCCGTCATTTCTTGTTATTATATCTCTTGTAACTTGCATAAAGTTGTCCAAATCATCACAATATTTTTTTACAAGTCCATCTGATATTCTTTTTATTGTATCACTTATACCATCCACCTTTTTCATTATAGATTCAGCAGTTTTTGGTTGTTCGTTATTTGCTTTTATTCCTTCTCTACGACTTGCCATTATAATGTCTCCTTATTATACCCAAAATTCCATATCTATTAGATGTTTCGTATATACAATCCTATCATTTAATCGCATAAATCTTCCATATAAACCATCAAGACTCAACAATTGATAAAATTCATTATCAGATTTTCCTTTGTATATGTGCATAATGTTATTATAATGTTCCATTATAATGCCTCCTTCCATACTCTGCAATTAATAATGCCTCTGCCATTCCGTCGTGGTCTTTTCTGCATCTGTCTGTTGCCTTTAGATTAACACCAGGAAATAATCTCTTAGCTACTTCAATAGATGTATTCTTATCACTTGTTACACTAAACTCTTTTTTCCACTTCTGGGGTGGTACTAATTCAAATGGTATTTCATATGCTTTAAGTACACCCTGAATAAAACCGAAGTTCTGTCCAAAGTTAAACATTGATACTACACCCTGTCCAGGCATTGCATTTACTTTTTCAAGTACACATTTAATTTCTTCATCTCTATGTACTGCTATGGAAGAACCTTTTGTGCATACGTCAATAACATCTATCAAATCATCATCTGAATATTTATATACCGTTATATTAACAGGTTTAGGAAACTTATCATTTATCACAGCAATACCACCATTTTTTCCTGGGTCAATTCCTATATATATCATTATTTCACATTCACCTCCCCAAAAGGTATACTTTTATCAATTGCAATTTGAAATTTATATGGTACCCAGCCCAAGCCTCCATCATATACCCATGAATTATCTTTATCATCATATCCTTTGGATAGCATTTTAATAAGCTTAAATGTCATCTTTGACATTATTAAGTATGGTTCATGTCCATAAGAGTTTGGTATTTCTACAAGATTCTCTAATTCTGAATCTACATCCATATCTTGAACATCAAATAAAACATAATTACGCATTTTTATCCTGCCTTTCTACATATTGACTTATATCTGCACCATTTACAGTTTCTTGTATCTTCTGTTTTAGGTGGTGCAATCATTCTTTCTACATAACCTTCACATTCACTTATATAGTTCACAAGCCAGTTTTTCATATCCTGAGTTACTTCAAATACTTCAGGAACTTCAAGTGTGCATATATCTCTATTCTCATATGTCACGAAAGCCTTATCCAAATCTAAAGCAGTACAATAACATATAACCTGATTGTGATGTTGTTCTAAGCAATGATTATCAAGTTGATTATATTTGAAGGATACTACATTTTTAAATTCAAAAAGATAATCCTCATTTGTAGATATTCTCCTTATAATGCCATCACATCTGAAAGATAAATTTAACACAGTATCTATAAGATGTGTTTCTGCTCCCTGTGTACCCTTTACAATCAAAGACTTACATTTTCCGAACTTCTGCTTCTGTTTAACATACTCAGCTACATCAAGATATTTCCAATCATATCCCATCTCCTGCATATGTAATAATACATTCTGTATTCTTTCGTGTCTGTCTGTACCTGTATCCGCCATACCTATAGAATTATATTCTGTAGGTTGTGGGTCTGTAGGAGCTTTAGTACGAGTGAAGTACATATTCCGCATACAGTGAAGAGAAGAAGGTTTATAATAATTACTTCCTTTTCTTCTTCCTTCTTGTTCCATTCTTTCAATACAACTCATAACATCAGATAAGAATTTCTTATTTGCGGGAAGCTGTGGTTTATTGTTATTTATTAGATTTATTAGTCTTCTACTCACCGCCTAATCACCTCCACATTATCATTACCATAACTTTTAACAGCCCTCTTTAGATATTCCACAAAATCAAAATCCTTATAGCTCTTTAATTCTTCTTTCGTACATAAGCTATTAATCATACAATGATTAGATTCTAATATTTGCAAGGCTTTAGTTGCTCTTTTTGTCATTTAATTTTCCTCCTTTATAAAACTACTACTCTTTTTTCCGTATTCTCCACTAGCATATATTCTACAATAACTAACAGCTTTAAATTCTTTTCTAGCTATCATGTCTTTAATATTAAAATCTCTTTCTTTAGCATCTGCTACATTAAAGCTATCTTCTGTTCCATCATTCCATGTAAAATATATTGCATAACCTTTCATATCAATTACCTCTTTCTATGTATGTATGTATTTCTTAACTTGATTATATTGTAATACATATACATAGAAATGTCAAGCATATTTTTAAAATTTATATAAAAAATACACCCCTATATTTCTATAAGGGTGCATTCATTAAGAAAGAGGCAAAAACAGTAATGTCTTTCAATTCGTTTGCAATATAAAGTATATACTTATTCAGTTATATTGTCAAGGTCTTCATCTTCAAGCAATGCTATAACCTGTGTTACTTTTCCGCTTTCAATCTTTAAAGCATTTTCATTTCCATAGCAAATCTTAACAGTATCGTCCGGGTTAGCCTGCAACTGTTCCTTTAACATTGGAATATCAACACAACATACGAATGGTTCAAAGTCCTTGCTTTCCACATAGTTGATAGTCTCTGTTGAAGCATCCTTCTTGCTGTGAATATTGATACCCTTTCTGCCGAATGTAAAATATGCTCCATTCTTATCATAAGGCTCAATAAATAATGCAAGTCTATCAAGTACAGAAAGAAGTAAATCCTTTGGTACTTTGCAAGAAGATGTAAATGCTTCATCAAGATAAGCGTTTACCTCGTTAGCTGGGAAATCTTCAATTCCTTCCATCAATGCACTATCAATCACAACATCCTCTGTCACGAACTGAATACTTGCTCTTCCTATAAAAACCACAATATCTTCCTTTGTATTCAGTGTCAATAACTGCATCTGCTGAGCAGAAATAAGAATAGGTTCTTCATTATCAAACATCTTAAATCCATTAAATGTGATTACATTCGCATCTGTACTAATAACAGTATCTCCACAATAGTAACCAGTTAATGCTGGATTATCAAGTGTTTTTGCAAGTGCTGATTTATTGATATTATAAGCCTGCATAACGCTTGACAGCTTTGTCTTACACTGTACATTTTTATCATCCATCATCTTAATATCCGGGAATGAGATAAGTCCTTCCTCATCTGAAATCAATGGAATCTTATAAGTTCCGTTTGCTTTTACAAAAAGTACATCATCTTTTACAGATAAGTCAATATCCTCTGAGGTTGTCTTTGCAATCAATTTTCCAAACTTATCTGCATCAACTGTAATATCCATATCTTCTCCAGCTACTTTGTCAATGATAATACATAATGTATTAGTCATATCTGTTGTGAGCAATCTCAGCTTTCCATCTGATAATTTAATACCAATCATTGAGGTAATAGGAATAAGATTGTTAAATCCTGCTCCTTTAATTGCTTTGTTTACTGCTTCTTTCATTCTGCTTGATACTACTTTCATTAATTAAATCCTCCTTAAAATAAACCTTTCTTATATAAGCTATTAAATGGCACACTTGCTACATTTTTACAAGCCTGCTCATAATAACTCTTTTTGAGTTCAATTCCCATTGCTCGTCTGCCCATTTCTATTGCCTTATAACATTCTGAGCCAATTCCAAGAAATGGAGTAAATACAATGTCATTCGGGTTAGTCCAAAGTTCAATGGCTCTTTCTATAACAGGCAACTGTAAAGGACATATATGCTTTTCGTCTTTCTCTTCTCTAGCACTTCTTGCCTGTAATGTGTCACTTGGATTTATATCCATCCAAATTGGACTGGCATAATTCTGCCACTTGCTGACTGGGAATGATTCATTAGTATGCTCACATCTTTCTGGGTTCTCCCCTGGTTTTCTCATTGTTACAAGATAATCGGGTATTCCTTGCCTACTCATACAACTATCTTTTTTCAACTGCTTGTGAAGTAGTCCAAGTGCCTTTGTTCTCTGCATTGCGATTACTGGGTCTTTCCATATACAAACTTCTGAATGATAGATGAATCCACTATCTTGAAATAACTTTATAAGAAGTCCTCTGAAATCTTCAATTCCTATAAATCCATCTCTTTCTTTACTTGTTGGTAAGTTCATACAATGGAAACTTACTAATCTTCCGGGCATTGTAATTCTGTACAATTCAGAAACTATAAACTTAAAATGCTCATAAAATTCTGTTGTTGTTCTACAGTTTCCCAAGTCTCTGTCGCTATTTGAATAGGTATAAAGACTTGCAAAAGGCGGAGAGAATATAGAAAAGTGAATACTATTATCAGGTATTCCTTTCATAATCTCACAGCTATCACCATTATATAAAGCATATTTATCTGTGATTAACTGATTTTCAACATTTACTGCACTTTGTCCTTTCATTCCATTTCCTCCCATTCTGGTAGTTTCATTTTTATTTCTGCATCATATTCATCCGTCATTCTTGTCGTGTTCTTTATTTCATCTTCAAGATATTTTGATGCAATTTCAACCATTTTTTTATTCATTTCATCAGCAAGTCTGCCTTTTTCAAGAATATTATTATAAACTGGTAATTCTCTTGTACTTATAACAATGTACACATTTACTTCTTTTATCTGCCCGAATCTGTAACATCTTCTTACAGCTTGATAGTATTTTTCATAACTATCTGATATACCACAGAATATAATATTGTTACAATTCTGCCAGTTCATACCAAATCCAGCAATCTTCGGTTTGCTCACAAGGAACTTTATATCTCCTGTTGAAAATCCTAATAATGATTTTTCTTTGTGTTCATTTGTATCTGAACCTGCAACCTGTACAGCGTTCGGAATTGCTTTTTCAAGTGCATTTCCTTCATCATTAAAATCACACCAAATCAAGCAATTTTCCATATTATTAGCTTTTATAAGTTCTGCACACTTTGATACTCTTTTACTAAGACTTTCTTTTCTTGCTTCTCGCCTATCTTGTAAATCTGTTACAACACTAGGAATCAGCTTTCCTCTCTTTGTTTCTCCTGCTACTTTTACAACTTGCACATTCAAGGCAGGCAATTTATATTTATCACCATTATAACCTATATCTTCTGGAGTTTTCATCACGCTTGCCCAACTAGATACCCAATGCCAAAATTGTTCTTCTGCGTGTCCTTTTAATCTCCATTTACTTGTGTTTCCACCATCGTGTACAAAATAAGTAGCAAGCATTTCTGTTCTTGTCATTACTCCTAAAAACTCTGAATGATTACCCAATTCTTCATAATCATTTGGTGCTGGAGTGGCAGAACAAGCAAGTTTATATTCTGTTGCTCTAAACTTATCAATCAATGCCTTTGTAGTCTTGCCGGAAAATGATTTTAGTATTGAGCTTTCATCAAGCACAATTCCTATAAATTCATCAGCATTAAAATGTTCTAACATTTCATAGTTAGTAATATTTATGCCTTCTTTTACATCTTCTTGCGTTCTACAAATATTTACATCAATACCAAACTTTTCCCCCTCTCTTTTTGTCTGCACTGATACAGCAAGTGGGGCAAGTATAAGTACATTCTTTCCAGTATGCTTATACACTTCATAAGCCCAAGATAACTGACATATAGTTTTTCCAAGTCCAGTGTCAAGAAACAATGCTGATTTTCCTCTTTTAAGTGCTATCTTCACAATAGCTCTTTGAAAATCAAATAGATTTTCATTTGAGGGATTACAATCAAAACCGCAAGGCTTGAATTGCTCTATTTTTGTTTTTAGAAATTCATCATAATTCAATGTCTTTCTCCTTTCTATTTATTTCTCTTGTATTGTAATACATAAAATATAAAAAGTCAATTACTTTTCAAAAATTATTTTATAATTATTTTCTACTGCATATTTACTTTAGCTGTATTGATTACTATATATTTTGAGAGAGCTTTTTCTGCTCTCTCAAATCTTTGTATATAATCTGTTGTTCCTGTTATTTTACCTAATATATAAATTTTCATTAAAACAACTTCTTTCTATATTTAATAGATGAATCTCTATTTGATGTTTTACCTAAAAGACAATCTGCAATAGCACAAGTATATTTATATGCTACAAGACTTGGCACACCTGAACATCTATTATATTGTTCTTTAATTGATATATCATCAGAGAAATAAAAATCATCCCCGACAGTCTGCAATCTAAGATGTTCTCGTACAGACATTCTTCTTGGGAAATTTGAATCATTCAACATCTGCTTATGTGCTTCCTTATAGTTATCAGATATCTTATAAGGTTCAGGATATAATAGAGCTGATTGCTGAGAAGATAGTACAGTTTTAGCAGGTTCATCCCAAGTATTCTGTCTAAAATTACTGCTAAATGCTGAATATATAGAAGAACTCAATTTATCAGTATTATGATTTTTAACATCTGCTATAGTTTTATCTTTTAAATCATAAATAGCATCTCGCTGTGTTGTTCTATGCCATACTGATTTAGGTACTATAAACTCATTCTTTATAGAATCTGCAATAGCCACCATAAATACTCTCTCTCTTTGCTGTGGCACGCCAAGTTCAAATGAATTTACAATATTCCAATAAGTATGATAACCATAACTTTCAATCAATCGACAAAATTCCTTAAAAATTGATAAGCTATCTCCCATAGCAATACCAGCTACATTTTCAAAAAATAATGCCTTTGGCTTTTTAGCACTAAACAATCTTATAGTTTCAGCTAATAAATCTCCGTACTTTTTATCATTTGTTAGTCTTCTTGCTCCGCAAACTGAAAAGGGTTTACATACGGGTGTAGCTATCATCAAATCACAATCTGGTATATCATCAGGTTTAATTGTACGAATGTCCGCACAAATAGCGTGATTTCCGATATTGAGATTATATGTTTTTACCGCATCTTCATCATTATCCACAGACCATAAAATATTATATCCTGCTCTTTTAACTCCATATGCTCCTATACCTGCCCCGCAAAATAAATCTATACAAGTAAGACCATTTGAATCTAATTGTTTAATAGGTTCTAACATATAATCTCCTTTACTTTATTGCAATATAACCTGTAAAATTCATCCATCTCCAAAATACATCAACGTGCTTAAATCCAGCTGATTTTAATAGATTAATATTCATATCATTAGTAACTGGGACTAATACACCCTCTAATGATAGTCTCTTTCTTTCAATCTGCTCTTCTGAATAACCATTAGTCTTTTTCATTTCATAATAATTACTCACCATAGCCTGATTAAGAATATCTGTACTGCCCAGCACCTTTTCTACCATAATAAATGTTCCATTCTTACTGCTCAATGAATCATATATATATTTTGAATTATGTGCTGACGATATTCAATTGGAGTGAACTGAATTGTTAAGCAAGATGTTACTATATCGAACAGACCAATCGGGTAGTCTGTGCGTAAATCACAATTAAGAATAGTAATTTTCTTTTCAATTAATTCATCCAAAAATCTATGTTTTGCCTTAGTTAGCATAGGTTCAGATACATCACACCCGGTATATCTAATATCTATATCAGATAACTTATCTAATGTTTCTTTTAAAGATTGAATCATTAACCCATCAGAACATCCAATATCTAATATACTAACTATATGTTTATTTGAATGTTCAAGTATATACTTACTCAATCCAGCTATAGAATCACGCATTAAATTGTACTGTGGAATAGAACGCTGTAGCATATTCTCAAAACACTCTGCTACATTAGAATCAAATTCCCACTTATTTCCAGGTTCAACATTATCAATAACATTCATATAGTACTCCTTTCTATGCTAAAGTTAATAAGTCAGTTAAAGATGTTAATACATACTTTGTTCTATTGCTCTTTTCTTCATAAGTACCATTATCATACTTACCTGACTTATAACATATATAATTTTTCTTTGTTACTCTTAATTTTAAAGTCTTAGAATTTAACTTAATATAATAAGTATTCTTCTTGACAGCTGTATGCATAGTTAACTGATTTTTTTCACAAAATGATTCTACATCTAAATCAATAGTATTAGTTTCTTTCTTTTCTGATGTATTAGCTATATCATTATTATCTTCAACTACTGATTCATCAGATACAGATATGCTATTGTCTACTTCACTTTCAAACGCTAAAATTCTTTCTATAACCTTAGACTTGCTCTCTTTAAGCTGAGTTCTTGTCTTATTGCAGTTAACTTTTACTCCTAACTTATCACATTCTGCAATAAGCATATCTCCCTTCATTGAGTATAACTTATCTTCTCTGCTCATTTCTGCTTTAATCATCATATTGTTCATAATAATTACCTCCATATAATATAATATGTATTTGTTTTCTTAACTTGACTATATTGTAATACATAATATATGGAATGTCAACTATTATTTCTTTTTTTTTTATTAATTATTATCTGTGAGCGGGTTAGGATTAAATCCTACAGCATTTTCAATTTCTTCCGGAGTTATAGCAAAGCCGTACCAATTTTTAGTTATCTCAACATCACATTTAAAGGGAAGTTTAATCAATGTCGTTGGAGCTGTTCTCATAAGGTAAGAAAGTCTTTCTCCTACTTCCTTTGCATTTTCAATAGGACATTCGCCTATTACTTCATCGTGTACCTGTATAAGCAAATGAAAATCAAGCTCTTTCATTCTTTCATCATTATTTATTGCAATCATTGCCAGCTTTGTTATGTCAGCGGCAGAACCTTGAACCCTTGCATTAACACACTGTCTTTCTGCCTGTGATATATACCCGCCATTATCCTTAATTTTAATTCCTTGAGCTAAAGCATTCTGAATTATATCATTTTTCTTTTTCCAACCAAAAGCCTTTTGAAGCTGTTTAGTATAGTTATCCTTTACTTTCTTTGGAACTTCTGTAGATACTTCACTTCCAAAAGCCAGAGGGTCAAAATTAGTTACTTTTCCGCTATAACTAAATTCATATGGTTCTAACTGCATATCCTTTAAATGTCTTCTTCTGCCCCACGCTGTAGTCACATAGCCCTCAGTTCTTGCCATTTCCTGTGAGTCCTCAATGAACTTTCCAAGAGCTGGAAAGGAAGCTATAACCTTATCATATATAGCCTGAGCCTCCTTAGTAGATACTCCAAGCTGTTCTGCAATTGAAGGAATCTGTCGTCCATATAATATACCTAATACGATGCTTTTCGCCTGTCCTCGTCTTTCCTTACCTGCTGGGTTTACTGTTCCATCTTCTCTAAACTCTTTGCATTCTTCATAAGGCTTATGGAAAGCAAGTGCCGCTATTGTAGCATATATATCTTTTCCATTTATAAAAGCTTCCTGCATTTTCTCGTCCTGTGACAAATACGCAGTAACCATAGGTTCTTGTTGGCTAAAATCAGAACCTAAAAGAACATAACCATCTTGAGCTTTAAACATCTGTCTAATCTCTTTATTGTGTGAAGGAATATTCTGTAGGTTAGGGTCTTGTGAACTGAATCTTCCTGTTTTAGCTCCATACTGATTATAACTTGCGTGTACTCGTCCATCTTTAAGAGCAATTTCTGGCATCTTATCAATATAAGTTCCTAACAATTTTTCCACGTTTCTCATTCCCAAGATAGCTTCACATAGATTCTTTTCTTTTCCTTGTGCAAAGTGTTTTAGAATGTCTTCACCTGTTCCTCTAGGTGCTTTTTTATCAGGGCTTTCTAATCCTAATATATCATAGAATAATATTGCAAGCTGTGTAGGACTTGATAATGATATAGGGTCTGACAACTTATTATCCGGATGTTTCATTTTATAATTATCAATTTCATCCTTATACATTGCTATTGCTTCATTAGCCTGCTTCTGTCTTTCTTCTCTTATCTTATGATATTTTTCGTGTAAATTATTACATACATCAAAATCCAAACATACACCTCTATCTTCCATATCTGCTACAACTGGAATCAAAGGCATTTCAATATTCCAAAATACATTATATGGACCCGCTAATACTCTTCTATTGAGTAATGTCTTTTGATACTCATATAATTCATATGTCTTAATTGGGTCACCTGCCGCATATAAATATGCTGTAGAAATAGGAATATTATCAAATGTTACTCCTTTGAATAAACTATCAAAAGTCAATGATTCTATATCTTTGCTATTGCAGTATTTTAAATGTAAATCCTTTAATCTGTGGCTTTCTTCTTCATCTATACATTGAGCGGCAAGCTGTGTATCCCAATATGGTGCTATATCAATACCTAAAGTTTTTCGACATACTCTAATATCAAATTTTGCGTTATGGAATATCCATCTAATATCATTATGAAAATCTTTCATAATTTTTGATACGGTCTGTTCGTCTAACTGGTCTTTAGTTCTTACACCTGTTATATAAGATTTATGATTGATTGGAATATATGCCGCTTTCTGTCCTGGAGTATAAATACATCCACCAACTATATCTACAAGTAACGGATTTAATCCTGTTGTTTCTGTATCTAATGCACCCTCCCCAACTTGCTTCATTTCTTTCATATATTCATATAACTGGTCAGGTTCTCTAATAAGAATATAATCATCTTTATGTATTGCTAATTTTTGATTAGCTATAGCAACTATAGATTGTACTTGAGCGGCTAGATTATTTCCGCCGCTCCTAATACTTGTTCTATTGGTTACTGTTTTAGATTTTTTAATTATATTCTTATCATTGCTTTTTGGTCTTGCGAATGATAATGCCATATAATCCTCCTATAATACAATATCTTCCATAACTGCTCTTGCTTCAAGAACTGCAATATAATCTGTCATAGCTTTAATCTGCATATCATAAGTGCTTCTCGGACAAGTAGGAGTATAGCTAAGTTCTCCGTTATCCCATTTTTCAAGCATAGCTTTTAACCTCTGATAACGAATAACAACCTGTGCATATTCTGCTCTGAATCGTTCTTTATAATAAATACTAGTCATCATACATGCTGTTTGGGAAAGATTTGTTATTGATTCACCCATATTACATACCTGCCCTTCTGCTTGTTGCTCTGCTTGCACCTCTTCTTGATGGAAGTGGTTCTGTGTTTCTGCGTCTTACCTGTGTATTATCTTCCTGATTAGTGTCTGTATTATCTGTATCAGGAAATGAACCTGTATCAAGATATTCCTGCATCTCATCAGCTGACTTATCCATAATATAACCACCTAAAAACTCTGGCTTTTCAAAATTACTGATATCAATAGGCTTTGCTGGAGATACCTGTATATCATACTTAGTTTTCTTATCACCTTTCTTACCATTACGAATAATATCTACTGGTTGCATACGCATATCTCCCCAGCGGTTTACAAGATTCTTAATCTTAGGAATGAAAGTCTTTCCTCTGTTCCATATCTTAATCTTTGCGTCCTGCTGGTCAACCATAGCCAACATCATTACAACCTGTGTCTTTAATCCTGCGGCACACATAGGGCATACATCAATAGGGTCATCATAGTTTCTAAGACAATTTACAAATCTTGTCTTATCATTTCCATCATCCCACTTGCCAACAACAGCCTGATGACAAGCATAAATATCAACATCTTCCATATCAGATACAAGGAGCTGTGCTGTTACCATATCGCCATCATTCTCAAGTTTTAAAAATTCGCTTTCTGAACCGCCATACTTGTCTACATCATCATAGTTAATTCTTCCCATACTTCTTTTTTCCTTTCTTATTGATGTTAGTTGTTTTAGTTTTTGAATGAACAACCTCCAGAACATTCATTATAAGCCCATTACATCGCAATCACTTATATTCCATTTTGACAGTATTCCCAGCTTTATTCCTGTCTACCCCAATGAACGCATTCTCCTAATATCCGGTCCTTTTTCTTTTGTCTGCCAGGGATATATTCTCAGATTTATTTACTTGTCCTACAGAGGACAAACAGCCCTTGTTGGATTCGAACCAACGAATACAGGAATCAAACTCCTGTGCCTTACCACTTGGCGAAAGGGCTATATTAGTGTTTATATGTGTGTTATCGCTTCACATTATTTTTATATTCATTTGTAGGTTAGTTCTTATAAGCATATAATGTACAACCAGTTCCTTTCAAATTATTGGCTTTTAACCAATCCATAGCTTTTTTCTGACTTGTAAATCCATCTGCAATAACCTTATTATCAGAAACCCACTTATATAAATGTCTACTTCTTGATAATGTTGTATCATACATATCAATCACCTTTTACCTTTCTATGTATCTCTTAACTTGATTATATTGTAATACATAAAAAGATGTTTGTCAACACTTTTTTAAAAAATAATTTTGCAATTTAAAAATTCTTCTTGCAAGTCATTTATATCTCGATTATCTGAGTATACTAGCTCTTTTATAATTTTTCCGTGTACATTTTTTCTAAATCGTTCTGTTGCTTTTCTTCCTGCTTCGTCCGGGTCAAATGCAAGAATATATTCCCGAACTGGTAACTTATTCAATATTTCATACTGCTTTTGATTTCCAGTGCCTATCATAGCCATAGCAGGCTTATTATACTTCCAGCAAGTCAAACAATTTAAAAATGACTCTGTTATATACGCTTTCTTATAGTCGCCAGAGATAAATCTATATCCTTGATATACTGGTTTATCCGTTCCTTTCGGCAATCTGAAAAATTTGCTTTTGACACTTCTTCCTGCAACAAATACACATCTTCCTTCAATGTCTCTAACCGGGAATGTAATTTCTTTTCGCTCTCTGTCATAACCTATGTCAAACCTTTCTATAATTTCATCTGTTAATCCTCTTTTATACATATAAGGATGAATATATCTATATTTGTCTAGTTCCAATTCTCCAATATATCTATCACAATCCCTATTATATTCATTATCGCATATATTATTGTGCCTATTACAATTATAAGTATGAATCTGTCTACCATTAAATCCCTCCATTATATTTGGTCTTGTTTCAATTTCAACAGTATTGAATCTTTTTATTAGCCATCTTTTGCCAAATTTGCCTTCATCTTGATACCCATACAATTCAGATATCATTTCTTCTATTGTTCCACTCCAACCACAAGCAAAGCAGTGACATTTATCAATCTCTCCATTTACACCAAATGAGGGCTTTCGTTCTTGTCCATTCTTGTGAAAAGGACAATTCGTTTGAACATTTTCTCCGTTGTTTCTGAAAATATGAAATCTATCTACTCCGTGTTGAGCTAGGTCAAATTTAAGCATATCTAATATTGATTGAGTATCAGATTGTATAATTGTATCTTGTAGTTTTATCAAGATTTATGCCTCCTCAAGCTCTCCAAATAATTCTTCATACTTTTGTAAATCATATTCCATCAATAACTTTTTAACATCTTCCTCAAGTAGTTTAACTCCTTTTGACTGATAATCGGTACGATATGTTAATAACCAATTTCCTTTTTTACTTTTCCACAGTTTAACATCTTTTCCATAACTACTCATTTTTGTATCTGTTAATATGAATACCCAAGTGTAGACATATTGACATTTTTCAGAAATCAGTTCCATTTTATCAGTATCATATTTTAGATTATTAATTACAAATATCATTTAATATTCCTCCTCTTCTTTATCTTTAAAACTTCGTCTTAAATTCTCTGCTTTCTCTTCATCTTCTTCACCTTTTTCTGGCTGTGGTATATAGTCAAATGTTCCCTTATCTGTATCCCACATATATACCCATTTGATACCTACTCTACTATTTCTTGCTTTAATATTCTGTATCTGTAAGCCAGTTTCTTTCTGTTGTATTGATAACACAATAGAAGCATTATAAGCTATTCCATCAGAATCACGAATATTAGTTAAATCTAAATCTTCATTTAGTTGTCCTTCTCTATTGGACTGTACTACAACAAGAACTGGTATCTCTAAATCAATACTTAACTGCATTAAATCTTCCGATATATGTGTGAGCTGTGTTGTTGTATTATCTCCTCTTTCTTTTCGTTCATCTTGCAAATAAGATATACCATCTACAGCTAATATATTAATGTGATTAGCTTCTACCCAGCTTTTTAACTTACTGACAGTCACTTTTCTATTGAAGTCTTTTGGGTGTGCTACATAGAATGGAATCTTGCTTGCTGATAACTTATCAATATACTTTTCATAACCTCTTATATCTTCCCCTCGATATAAAGCTGTTGAGCTAATATGCTGATGTAATGTATCAAATCTATATCCTGTTTTATTTGCAGACATTTCAGGCTCTAATAATCCTGGAGTTAAATTCATTTTCCAAGCATGTTCTAACATTTTAATTAATACCCAAGATTTACCTTGTCCTGTTCGTGCAAATAAAACTACAAGTTCCTCACCTTTATGCCAACCTCCTAAATCTTCATCAATCTCTTGAAATCCAGTGGGAATGAAATGTGTATCACTACTATTCTTGGTATTCTGCCATTCTTCTAATCTTTCCTGTGCATTAGCTATAATATCAACACCCTTAGACACACCAGATATCTGTAGGTTAGGCAGTTCTCTTTTAAGATAATCAACTGCGAAATATGCGTCTGTCTGTAATAGTTCAGCCATCTTTGTAAGCACTGGAACGGATTGAGAGTACAGATATTCTTCTCTAAAGGTATTAACAAGATATTCAGTGCTTTCAGATACATTAACCACATCAAAATCTTGGAACTTTGTTATGAATGTTTCAAGGTCTGGAACATTCCCATATTTCTGTTTATGTTCCATTATGTAGTCATATTCTTCCTGATACTGGTTGAAATAATCTCTTGTAATATCATTATTAGCAAGTATAGATATATCTTTATCCTTTAATATTTTATTGATTATTTGTAATTCAACCATTAAAGTATACCTCTTTTATCATTTTCTACCAATTCTATAACATTTGAGCATTTATACACTCTGCTTGCTAATCTTGTACCAAGTACAAGATTAAGCTCTTCTTCATTCTTATTACTCGTATATATATTTGTTTTTCTTGAATTTATCCTACTATCTATATACTGCAATAATATTTGATGTTCATAACCACTTACAGCACCTTCTCCAATGTCATCCCATATAACCAAATCAACAGTAGATATAAGGTTACATAGCTCTTCAAACCCTTTTACGTCCTGTGAAATTGAACGCTTACAGTTATATAAAAATGTTGGTACATTAACAAATAAAGCCTTGCAATCTAAACAGCTTCTATGCCATATTTTATCAAAATAGGCATACATCAAACGTATAGCCCAACTTGTTTTTCCATTACCTGGATTTTCTGAATAAATATACAAATTATGTCCGTGCTTTACAAAATCTTCCATATTACTGGATATACCACTTAATGTTCTAAATGCTTTCATATCTCCATCTTGTTTACACATTAAATCTTTATATTCCCATAAAGATTCAGGAAGTTGTGATTGATTAAAGAGAGAATACATAAGTCTGTATCTTATACAGTTTTCAGAACATTTCTTAGTGCATACTCTTTTATACCAACAATGATTAATATCCATTATCTAAAGCCTCCTGCTTCTGTAACTGTTTCTGAGCTTCTCTAAGTGCGTTGATAGTGGTCATAGCACTATCACAATGATTCTGCAAGGTTTTAATCGTTATATTAAGCTCGCCACTATATCTGGCCATCCAATAGCCGTCCTGAGGTGTTCCACATATAGGATATCCATCATCTCTTAATTTTTGTATGAGGATGCGAACATCCCTACAATTAAGACCTGTATTAAAAGCTATATCTTTATGATGTTTTCCACAAGGTTCAGAAGGTATTTCCTGCAATACCAATTCTTTTAAATATTCTATATCACCTTTCATATAAAGCCTCCTTTAAAATTTCATAAGTGTTCCATTATTCCTCATTTGACGTATTTCTTCTCTGCCCTCTTTTGTTGTTGTATCATTAAGTATCAAATCACTTGATACAGTTTTTTTCTTATGAATATCTACTAACCATTCAGGTGGTGTTATATATTTATAGTTTCTTTGATAACTTGTATCTATACATTTTTTAATTGTTGTATAATCTTTTCCTGCTATTTTTGCTATATTAGCTTGTATAGCTCCTTTTGTTTTTATTTTCATTTCTTCTAAAAACTGTTCAATTAATTCTATACTCTCATCATCTTCTATATCATTTTTTAAACAAGTATCTATAACAAGTTTTGAAATTGTTGAACTTTTTTTAGAATTTTTTTTATCTATATTATCTTCTATAGTTTTATTTATAGTTTTATTTATATTATTATGTAAAGAATTTTGACATCCCCCTGTCAAATTTTTTGACATCCCCCTGTCAAATTTTTTGACATCCCCCTGTAAAGAATTTTGACATCCTATCAAATTAACACGATATGAACAAAACTTGATATTATTTTTAAATTCTTCTTTTTTTATAAGTAATTCATCATTAACAAGTCTATTAAGAGTTGTTATAATAGTTTGTCTTGAACATCCACACCATCCAGCTAAATAACTAGCACTGCCTGTAAACTCACAATCATCTGTCTGTGAGAAACCATATATTATTGCATATACAAGTAAAGCATTTCCTTTTAATTTTAATTCATTAAGCATCCAACCTTGTATTGTAATAAAATTTTCATTTTTAATCATATAGACATTCTCCTTACATTAAAAAAATCCTTGTTATAAATAGATGTGCCTTTCTTTTTAGTCAGTTGCGAGTTGAATAAAAAGTTAGTTGTGTGTATAAAGACACACCTATTTATAACAAGGATAATTGTTACTTTATTAAATTATTCAATATTCAACTCGCAACTATATTATAACATACACACAATTATTTTACAACACTTAATTCATTGAATTTAATTCTTCAATCTGAGCATCCACTTCTGCATTGAGTTTAGCCCATAACTGTTCTCTTATCTCCTGGATATCCTGCTTAGCCTGTGATACATCCCATTCTTCCTCAGCTATAAACTTGAAATAATTATCTCCTTTCTTAACTGTAGCACCGGATGTATATCTTAATGATGTTACCTGAATACCTGTAGGAGTATATTCAGATTCTTCTTCCTTATGTTTTTCTTCCCTGACTTTTATAGAAGTTTCGATTGTAACCTTACCACCATCGTCAGGCTGTGTATTCTTGCTTTCCTCGGCTTTTTCTTTTTTAGCTGTAGTATTTGTTGCTTTAGTCTTTTTAGCCGCTGTATCGGCTTTCTGAACAGGCTTAGCAACTGTCTCTTCTTCAACAGCCTCTTCAACTGGTGGATTCATAGGTTCTTCATCTGTAACAACTCCTGTCTCTGTGTCAACATCTGTATCACCTTCTTCATATCCTGCACACTCTGCACAAGATATTGATTTCCCTTCAACTTCCATTGTACAGCCGTTACAATTCTTGCAATACTCGTCTTCTGGGTCTCCTGCATACTTACATACTCTCATTACTTATCCTCCTTTTTCTTTGCTATTCTCAATGTCTGAGTAGTAGTGTCAATCTTGGCTTTTTCCAGCTTAGTAATATCAAAATCACCATTGTATACAAGTTTTTCCAGAGCATCCTCGTCTATATACTCTTTCTTCTTTATAACTGAACGGAGCAAAGCTCCACCAAGATTCTCTTTAATAATCTCAATAGCCAGCTCCTCATTAAGAGTTGACTTAGTTGTTGTGGTAACTGTAGCAGTATATTTTTCACTGCTTGCACTGGTTATTCCTTTTTCAAGAAAATAATTTTTAATTATATTACCTGCTTCCGTATTAGTCTTTTTTAACTTATTTTCAAGGTCTTTATTTTCCTTGTATAAGTCAATTGCTTTAGATAAGTCAAATACTTCTCTTCTACTCATCTTTATTTTTCCTCCTTATTTTTCTCTAATATTTTAGCTCCACGCTGACCCCACTGATATACTGCATTGAATTCAGCCATACAACCTCGATACTCAGTTTTTAATTTAGTCTTGAAATCCTCAAGTTGCTGTATAGCTTGCATTGTGAAGAATTTTGTTCCTCTATTATCTGTGGTATATTCTGGTAATTTTAAGCCTAAAGGCTTAGTATAACTATCATCTTCGTACCATTTATACCAGCGTTTTAAAGTAATTGTTGATATATCCAGTATTTGTGCGGTTCTTGCTGTTGAAAATTGTTTCACTTATTTATCACCTCCTTTCATATATTTTATATTGTAATACATATAGATAGAAATGTCAAGTCTAAGATAATAAATAATTAATATCTTCTATACTTACTTTGCCATCTACAAGTGCATCCGCAATCTGTCCTTTCTTTTCAACAAGTTCTTCGATTCGCTCATCTATAGTATTCTTGCATACAAGAGTTATAACATTGACTGTTCCCTGTGTACCTATTCTGTGGGCTCTATCTTCTGCTTGTGCTTTAAGAGCCATATTCCAAGGACTGTCAAGAAAGATAACATTTTGTGCGGCTGTTAACGTAAGTCCTGTTCCCATTGCTCCAATAGTTCCGATTATAACCTTACAATTCTTATCATTCTGAAATCTAGTAACTTCATTCATTCTATCATCTGCTTTTGTTGCACCTGTAATATAAGCTGGATTATATGCTTTCAACTTTTCTCTTGCTATTTCCGTCATACTTTCCCAGTTACTGAAAACAATAGCTTTCTGTCCACTTGCACTTATTTCTTCTATAAGCTCAACCATTCTATCCATTTTAGCTGATTCCTGAACTGTTTGTGATAATATACCTGTCCAGCCTGTAGCTTGTCTTAATCTAATCATCATAGATAAAGGGTTGTTTGAAAACTTAATTTTCTGTAATTCATTCATAACTCCCATATATACTTCTTTATATATCTGAGCCTGTTTAGCTGTCATATCTACATATTCAATCTTTCTAATCTTTTCAGGCAAGTCAAGTACTTCTGTCTTTAATCGTCTAAGCATTACTTCATCCATTAAGGCTCTTATTTCTTCAAGGTTCTTATAACCTACAACTTGTGAACCGCCCCAGCCTCCTAAAGTGCAATAATGCTGTTTGAACTGATAGAAGCTATGTTTTTCATAACCAAGCCAGCTTAAAGGGAAATATAAATCAAGTGGATTGTTCATAAGGGGTGTTCCACTCATAGCCGCCATATATGGAGCAGATAACAATGACATTGCTCGGCTCTGTAAAGATGTAGGGTCTTTTGATTTATGACACTCATCAAATGCTATAACAGATATAATTCCCTTTTTACATAATTCAGCTAACTTTTCAGCAACTGGAAAATGATATTTGCTTTTACTTATTTTTTCAGCTCCTGCTCTTAATGTTTCTATGTTAGTGATTAAATAGCGACAATCTGGGAGATTATCAAGGTCTGCCAATTTATCCTTTGTACTTCCTTCATATGCTTTTCCTGTAGTCTTTCTATAGCGTGTTCCTAGTACCCAGCCTTTTTCATCTGAATGTATACCAATTTCTAACTGCCAATTATATTTTAGCGAATTTACACCGCACACAATAAGCACCTTATTTATTGTGTCTGTTTTTTCAAGACATCCAACAAGGTCTATAATCTGCTTGGTCTTTCCTAATCCCTGGTCATCACATAAGAGGAATTTTTTCTTATTCAAACCAAATCTTACACCATCAATCTGATGATTAAACGGCTTTGTTTTAAACTCAAAATCTTTTGGAATATCAATTTCAAATTCCTGCTTATGCAAATCTTCATAGATACCTTCAATTTTGATTTCTTCATTTTCAAACTTATTACATAAACCTATTATATTGTTTATAGGCATTTCCCAAGTATGATTATCCGGATTATATACTCTTGTTCCCATCTGCTTGATATAATTCACAATATCCGGATTATAATCAAAAGATACAAAAGCACTCTTTTTTACTAAAATATTGTTGGAGAGCTTATCAGGCTCTCCTATTTGTATGTTAATCATTATTATTTCTCCTTCCTTTAATCTATTTATATTGTAATACATATAAATAAAAATGTCAATAAAAATAGGCTGAGAATTTAATCTCAGCCTTATGACAAACATATCATATTGATGTTGTATGCACTATATCTGCTAAATTAGATAGATACTTAGTGAATACTTCTTTTTCTTCTGTTGAGCAAGTATGATATAATTCACTTAACATCTTCCTAATAGTAGACATTAATGCTTCAAGATTACCAATACTTCTATTGTGCATATAATTAATAAACAAGCCTTGAATGTCTGTAATAGTTTCATCAACATTACTCTCAGGAACTAAATCAATATTCATCTTGTCGATTAATGCAAGAATTATAAAAGCATCTGCATCAAAATGTCTTTTTAATTCATTTTCTGCTAGCTCTTTAGCGATAGGAATACTCTCATTAAATGTCATACAATCACCCTTTACATAGTCAGCATCTGCTTAATCCAAGCGGTTTGCTCAACATATTTCTTATGGCATTTTTCCCACTTTTCTTCCATCTCTTCTGTAGGTTTAAATACTTTCCCTATTTCTTCTATATCCTGCACAGCTTTATCATGCAGATAGCTTGCGTGCTTTAGTTCATCATTAGCCATTTCCTTATAACGATTAGCCCATTGCATATCTCCTTTTGCTTTACACTCAACATACTTTTCAGCATATTCTTTAGCACCCAAAAGCTCTTCTTCAATGTGTTCAGCTAACTTTTTTATTTTCGTCATTATAATCAACTCCTAACTTTTTTAGAATTAAATCAATCTTTTTGTCCTGTTCGGATAAATGCTCATGTATCTCTTTTACTGCCGCAGATAATAAATCTTCGGCAGTATTTTGAGATAAGTTCTCATTTAGATTCTTAACCCCTATGACAAAAGACAATATATTTAATATGTCTAATATATCAAATTGTCTATCATCCATTAGATTTTCTCAACCACAAACGCAAGATTCTGAGCAGTTACTGCCTGTCCACCAATTACTATTGTAAGATTAGCTGTGTCACAATCACAGTTTAATCTTACAAGTGCAGATATAGGAAGAGTTACAATATTACCTATCGCTGTTGCTGTTGCAATAGCTGTAGCTCCTTGTACTGGTGCTCCATCTTTGTATAATGTTGCTGTCACATTTCCTATGGCAGTAGCGACTACTGCTACACTTGCATTTACATCATAGTAACCAGCACCTCCACAAGCGTTTCCTATAGAAACACCATTTCCACTTAACTGGCAATACTTACCATATCGTCTAATTATTGTAGATGGTACATAAGTACCACCAATACCAATAGATGTTCCTGTTGTAGTATTTACAACATAAATTCCTGATTTACAACTCATAATGTTATCTCCTTTCATTAAAAAAGAGGAATACCGACAAGGCATTCCTCATAATATCAAACCTTGTCTAAATGACTAAATATTAACTCCATTATTGCAACATGAGTTATTCCAGTAAGGGTTCATACCTGCTGTGTATGTTGTTGCATTAGGATATCTAACTACACCACACATAGCGGACTGAAGCTGAAGCTGGTTGACCTGAGCCTGAAGGCTTTCAATCTTATTCTGTGCCATAGCATCAAGAATCTTCTGTGTCTGAGCTGTTGTATTAGCGTTAATAGCGGCTGTATTAATAGCTCCATTATAGTTCACACCATCAATAGCTCTCTGTGTTGTACAGCAACAATCAGCAACCTGTTGCTGAACTGTATTGAAGTTACGAAGTGTTTCATAACCTAAATTGCAAAGTCCATTCTGTAATCCCTGATAGTTGTGCTGAACATTATCATTCAGTCTGCCAACTGAATTTTCAAGATTGTTGAAATTCATAGCGTTACAAAGACCTGCTTCTGTAACTGGTTCTCCGTTTACATTTCGATTTCCACCAAAGAAACCGCCTCCGCCAATAAGCAAGAGAATTAAAAGTGCGAAAATCCACATTCCGCCACCACCTGCACCACCGAACATACCATCTTTGTTGTCAGTAACAGCCGCAATGTCTGCTAAAGATACTCCATCTGTCATAGTGATAGTCTCCTTTCATTTTTTTTAATATTTATATTGATTTTGCAAAATCCTTATTTAAGCTGTGACATAAATTCATCTACATTTATGCCTTTTTGTTTGCATATATTTCTTACTGCTTGTTCTGGGTTTAATCCTTTACCACCAAGCATTCCTAATAACTGTTGTATTTGTCCTGCGTTGTTCATCATAGCTTTCGCTTGACTAATTATCTGAGGATTTATCTGTTGTGAGGTTTGATTTTGACCTTGAAATAGACTGCTTGCCATTTAACAATTCCTCCTTTAATTTATTAAATTCGTCTCTTGTTACATAATCTGCATTTTCTTGAACAGTGTTATTATTAGCAACAACTTCCTTAAAAGCGAATGTTCTTATAGTAGGAAATCCTGCTCCATCGGTTGTTTTAATATACATTAAATCCTCGTTATTATCGAATAGTGCTACAGTACTATTCGCAGGCATTTGATAAGCTTTTGCACCCTCTAATCCAGTAACTCTGGTGAGCATAAGTGAATTGTTCATAGGGATATTATTCTGCATATTTATTCCCATTGGATTTGCTAAATTGTTCATCATATTTGGATAATTGACTTGTTGATTCATTGTTGGGTATCCGTACATCGCAACCGCACTCCTTTCCATTTAAAATATCTCTTAATCTATGTGAGTATTTAATTAGTTCTATCGGGTCTTCTATTATCAGATTTTTCATTTTCTTCCTCTAACAATTTAATAACTTCTATAGCAACTCTACATATGTGTAATATAGGTATATCTTGTATGTTTTCATCTATTATTAATTTGGAAATTAAATCATTCATACAATATATACCTCCCTCTTTGTTTATATTTAAAGTATAAATAAAAGAGTACACACTCACAATGTAATGAATGTGTACTCTTAATGTACTATATATGTATTAGATTATAATACTTTGATTATTTTACGATTAACTTTTTGACTTAGTTTTCTGACATAGTCGACAGATATATTTAATTTTTCAGCAATATATTCAAGTGTGTATCCACTTGCTCTCAATTCAAATACATCTTTTTCTAAATTAACAAAATTACATTTATCTCTAAAATAATCAAGTTCAATCTGTGTGAAATCAGAAATAGTCATTATTTACGACCCTTTCTACTACCTCCACCTCTTCTACGCTTTGTGGATGTAGTTGTGGAAGTTTTCTTAATTGTCTGTCTCGCCATAATTTACATCTCCTTCACTATCAATGTATGTGGTTAGCACCATTATCTTCAGCATTTTGGTCTACTGTGGTTGTAGTAGTTGTAACTGCTGTCTCTTCAACTGGTAATGTCCAAGCATATAACCATAACGCATTAGTCACGAATAACATAACCAGAGTTATTATGAATAAAATAAAATTTCTTCTACTGGAGCATTTAACTTCGTGTAATAATTCTGTTGCTAATGTTTCATTCTGTTCCATACACAAGCCCTCCTGTGTTATCTTTAATTATTCTTATTCTTATTATAAGTATTAGTGCTGATACCTAATAATGTTCCAAGCATTGCGTCAAATGCTGTTGCTATTGTTAATACTGTATCTGTATAAGGAATATTACAGGTTGCTCCTACAACACCATAGAAAGTAATTAAAGCCGGAAGTGCAATAAGAGCTATCCACTTCATTATATTATATGTACTGTCTGTAAGTTTCATTTTTTAGATTCCTCCTCTAAGTCAGCTATTCGGTTATTTGCTACTTTCACCTTTTCGTCTAATAGAGTTATTGCTTTCTCAGCGGCAAACATTCTCTCTACTACTCCATTATGTTTGGAAACACTTGTTTCTAATGTAGTTATGTCTTTTTTGATTAAAGCTACTTCAGTTTTCACTTCCTGAATAGTAATATCGTGCTGTCTACGAGAAGTATATATAACTCCTAATAAAGCTAATCCCCCAGTGATTAATGAACTTATTAAACTAACCCAAATTTCCATTAATATCACCTCACATAAGCTTTAATTTCGGCTATTGTATATTTATTTTTATATTTATGTGTATTTGCATCATATAATTTACAATAGGCATTAGCGAAAATTTCTCCTACAACATAAATGACATTGTCTCCAGGAAATTTTATCAAAGTACCAGAAACAATGTCACCTAATTTATTTTGTGTTGACAATTAAATATGTTCAACCTCATTACGAGCTACTCTCGCATATATTTGTCCATCAATGGACAATACAATGAAATCATCTCCAGTTTGATATACTTCATATTCTCTGTCAGTATACTTGAGAGGTGTTCCATTAATATCAGTTGAACCTGTAAATCTTACTTTGTCGCCAACATTGAAGTCTGTAGGAGCTGAACTATCTTCTGCAGGTGTATCATTAACAGGTACATTTAATACAGGTACATTTAATTCAGGATAATACTTTTCCATCATTCTTGCCTGAGCCGCTTCATAATCGTAACCAGCTTCTGTAATTCTTTCACGTCTTTCTGGGTTATTTCCCCATTCACCACGATATATCTCGTCCGCAAGTTCTTCAGTTGATTTTATAGGATTAGTATTTTCATCATCTGTAGGAACATCAGGTTCCGAGTTACCTTCTGTTGACTCCACATAAGTGTTGAATACTGTTAATCCGAAATTGTTGACAATTGATAAGCAGTTTGCATAATAATCAGGTGATGTTGCATAATTGTAACCAACCGGATTACCCTCTGCATCTCGGTCTGTGCCGTTTACTGCATTAGTTAAACCATATAATTCGCCCTCAGCTGTGGTAGCAGATGTGGCATCATCATAATTTTCCCACTGCATAAGTTCATAATAACCCTGAACTGCTTCGGCTAATCCTGGGTATGACTTAAAGCTATCTTTAATATGCACATATTCGCCATTAATGAATTCAGATGTATCTAATGTTTCTCCATCACCTTTAATACCGAATAATGTTTTAGCTTCGAGGTTCCATCCAGACTCAAGACCTGCCTGTGCTAATACAACCGCAGGTGAGATTGTTTTATTTCCTAAGTTTCTACGTCTTAACCATTCATTACATACAATAGGTGCTAAAGTATTAATGAACTTATTAACGTGGTCATACTTAGTCTGTACTACTGGAAATTCCATTTAATTTACTCCTTTCATTTTGATAATTACATTATAATATAAATGTTAAAGGATTACAAGTTATTATTTTCATATTGTTGTATCAATCTCAACTTCAAGCGAATTTTCATAAGCACCTATATTATAATAACCTGCATTGGTTATAGTTTGTTCACTTCCGCTATTTGAGCTGTAATTGTGATATCCAATTGTTAGATAACTTGAATATATATCTAAATATGCCTCATTATAAGTAGTGCCTCCAAATAACTTTAAAGAACCTAATGGTATTCTAATAGGCATTAGATATTCGGGTATCATATCTACACCACTGAATTCTATATGACTATTATTAGGTAGCTGTCTAATATACTGTGAGCCATTTAATATCAGCTTAAGCTTTAACCTGTTAGGTGAGAATGAGTATACTATATTTATAGCAGTTGATGCAACTATTGCTCCTGTACTATTATTATACCTATAACCAGGTATTGTTAATTCAGTAAAACTACTATCATAACTTACTAAATCCATCACAGTAACAGGTAAGTTATTGTACTTAGAGTATACATAAGATTTTAATATGTTGTGAAGATTACTTAATTGTACACAATTGAAAATAGTAAAATCTATTAATGTACCTGCATTAGTATAGGAAGACCTAACTTCACGTTTAAAATTAGAATATTGTATTATATCCAGTAGCGTTAAATATTCATACTCATCTGGAATTATACCTATTACATATACTTTACGAGTATTAGTTATTCCATTTTGGTTAAAAGTGTCAAATAGTGTATATATACAGTTAATTTTATAGCTATCCCAATAATCTTTCATATTACCAATATTAACAGATTGATTATGATAATAAATAGGAATACATATGAAGATTGAATCTGCACTATTAATCACGGAAGCATTAGCATTGTATACGTCCATAATTTTTTCAGTTATACTTACATTTAATTCATCTTCATTATCATCTATATCATCTGCATAAGTATACAAATTACATTGAGTTGTTTTTGCCCATTCTGTAAGTTGTTGCTTACTAAATGTGGATACATAATTTATACTCTGTGGTAGCATAATAACGCAATTAGGCATTGTAAGACTAATCTTATTTGATGTTTCACCTATATAATCTCTATAATTTTGACTATCTAATACACGAGTCCAAGGTTTATTTGGTAGTTTTATAACATCATTAGCACTTCGATAGTACATACCAGTACCTGCTTCTGTACCAAATGCAAGTTGTGTAATCCAATTCTGAGGATTATCAGCATTCCATCCTAAATTTAGTAAATGAATCCAACTTTTTTTATTTAAGGGATTACCGGACGCACCTCTACTCATTCCAACCACGAATTCTGTTGCATTTATATCATTAGGTCCCTTGTAATTATTAACCCCATTAGTATGTGTTGCGTCATTATATATAGTTACACTATTTTTTGCGGATTGCTTAGCTTGTTCTGAATAATATTTTGCATTATCTGTATCTTCATCCGTTCTTGTATTTGTTCCACCGACTGCATAAGATTTAGCTAGAGTAGCCGCTTGTGAAGCCGCTTCTGCATTTAAGTCAGACTGATTTTTGGATGTTTCGGCATCTAAACTGCTGTTTAATGCAGCATTCATATAAAGTTTTGCATTAGCTTCTGATTTTGCCGCATTATTAGCACTTGTAGAAGCTTGCTGTGAGTTTGTCTCGGAAATTGAAGCGGCAGTCTCTGCACTCATTTTAGATGCGGCGGCATTTTCGCTGTATGATTTTGCATTGTTAGCCATATTCGTGGCAGTAGTAGCGGCATCAGTAGCTGTTTTACTAGAAGATTGTGCTTTAGCTACTTCTGTTTTAATATCTGCTAAATAATTAGCTTCCAATTTATCTTCAGTTATAGAATTCTTAATAATACTGAAAGAATAAACTTTATTTATTCCTGTGCCTGTAACTGTTACTTGTATTTCAGATGAGGAATTGAAAGTTAATATGGGTATCATTGAACCTATATCAGCTTTAAACTGTGTTCCATCATCTGTTATCATTATAAGTATTCCTTCTGGTGTAAGCTTAAACTCAATTGGTATTTTCTCTATATTCAAGTCAAATATAACCTTTTCCCCATTAACTTTTGTGATAGTAATAATACCGGTATCACTATCCATAGTCCAATCAGCTACATTTGTTTGAATACTTGATTTATCTACTTTTGCTGTATCTAAATTAATGATACGATTATCAAGAGCGTCTGCCGCAAAATCAAGTTTGTTTAAGTTTTTTTCGTTAATTGGTGTATGAATTGAAGGATAATTTTCCCAATTAATACGTTCATATACTTTATTCATTAGCACAATCCTCCTTTTCCTTATTTTGCTGTAATTCATTAATCTCTGCAACAAGATTATTCTTAGCTTGTGCATTAATTTCTCTTGCAATATCATCAATGACATAATGAATTAAAGTTGCTGGTAATTCACTATCTATAATATCATTCATTAATTTGTTTGTGAGTTCCATCATCTGTAAGCCTACTGATTTTTCCATAATTATCTCTCCTTTATTAACTTCTCTAATTCTAATATACGTTTATTTTGTGATTGTGCTGTAGCCACTAAATCAGCTATAAGTTCATCATAACGCAGAGCGTACCTTGCGGTCAATTTTTTTTCAATTTTTCCGCTATCATCTACTATTATAGTTTGATAATCGGGTGAATTGATTTGTTTATCAATGAATAAACCCCAATCAGCATCACCCATTGTTTCTTTAACTTCTTGTGCGATAAATCCGTGATGTAGCCTATTAGAAGTACCTTCAATCATTCGGAATTCACACGGGTTTAGGCTGTACACGAAGTTAGCTGATTGGTCTATATCTAATGAATTAATATCTTTTTTAACATTTCTATCAGAATCAGATGCCATTGTTCCAATAAAACCACCTTCTGCTGTAATAGCAAATTTAGCAATCATTGACCCCCATAAAGAGAACTCTGTCATTGTATAACGATAATGAACCTCTTCAGCATTATATATACACACGTTTGTAGCCGGAATATCTTCTGAATTAGGGTTATTTGCATAAAAACTTACAAGTTTAGCATTGCCATCTGACCCGCATTGTAATTCTTCACAAGTCACATTTTTACAATATATATCTTGAGCTTTCATATTACCATTACCATAAACTACCCATAAACCAGTTAATGAACCTGGGTTTTCTCCCACTCTATCACCTTTCTGAACGGAATATATCCAAGTGTTATCACAATTGTTATCAGCTACATTTGGACCTCGCATCCAAGCTTGTCGTACATATCCATTATTATCCATTGTCTTACTATATAATCCATCATATATAGTCCATTGTCCAATTACACCTTTATTAAATTTAACATTTCCATCTTTATCCCAACTTGCATTGCTTGAAGTGATAGATATTCTGTTTCCTTTTAATGTGATAACATCCGCACTAGCATTTATTTCAGAAATCAAATCTTTTGTATTTACCTTTACGTCAATTGAAGCTTGAAGGGTTTTCTGTACATTATCTACCTTATTACTTACTGTACCTGCGGCAGATAAACTTGCACTATCTGCATATAGTTTTAAAGCTGTTTCCAAGTTTTGTGCTTCCGTCTTAGTGCTATAAGTTTTTTCTACAGTAGCCAGTACACTGCTAGCACTTTGTTCAATGCTACTACCTAAATCCTTCTTTATTTCTTGTGTTTCATCTTTAGTGCTATAAGTTTCACTTACTTCTGTTTTTATTTGTTCTGCTGTTTCGTTAATACTTGATTTTAAACTTTGTTGAACTTCTGATGTTTCTGTTTTTGTTGTGTAATTTTTACCTACTTCTGTTTTTATTTGTTCTGCTGTTTCGTTAATACTTGATTTTAAACTTTGTTGAACTTCTGATGTTTCTGTTTTTGTTGTGTAATTTTTACCTACTTCTGTTTTTATTTGTTCTGCTGTCACATCTATTTTAGCGTTTGTTGCTTTAATAGCATCGCTAAATTCTACTGTAAGTCCATCAATATTTTTTTCTACCTTTGAAATTTTTCCGTCAAATGCCATTAAGTCTCTGGAATTACTAGGGCTATTTTCTAATGTTTCACCTTTCGCAACTGATTTTAAAGTTTGTTCAATAAATATCGAACCACTAAAATCAAGTTCCATAACATAGTGAATTCCGTGTTCTGTACTAACTTTATCACCTAGGTGTATATTCCAATCTGACTCTATCATATGTACGTCACTTGGAACATATTTAATAGATTTTAAAGTATCAAATATGTTATTAAGTATTGTATCAAGTTCTGAAGCTGATTTAGTCAGCATTAAAGCATTGCTGGATATTGCAAATGAATTATCTTCAGTTCCTACAATTTGTGCAACACTATTAGAGTCACCATACAGCTGAATTCCTGTAATATCAGCTGTTGTATAATCCTCAAATGTGCTTGTATTCTTTTCGTATAAGTCTGTTAAGTTTTTTTGTGTTGTACCCAAATATAAAAATTCCATAACACCTGAACGATTGATGTTGGGTGTAACACCAGAGAACTCACATAACAGTGTTAATAATGTATCAGCTGTAATACTGTTGAATAATGTTGTATTATCAAATTGTACATTATCGTTAGGTAAAGTTACCTTACTAAAGGGAATTCCTAGATAAGTAAGTAAACCTTCCCTTAATTCTTTAATCGTGTGCTTAGCTTGGTTATCAAATAAAGGATTCCACCAGCTTGCAACGTCCAAATCCTTCTTAAAATAGTATATATCATATGCAGTTATTTTCCTTGTTATTCCATCATCATTTTTCTCACTAGAGTCTATAATACCTGTAAATACATCAATCTGTCTATCATCAATTCTTTGTATTACAGATATTTTATGCTTACTCAAATCAGAACGAACATTGTATAATTCGACTTCAAACTTGTTTGAACAGCATTTACCTATTGTGAGTTCGTTATCCATTAATAACTCATTAAGGGATAACGAACCACTAACAATACCTGTATAGTTCACCCCAGTAACCTCACCGATAATTAACGTACCCAAATTAGGGTACATATTATCGGCAGGGTATATGTTTTCAGATGGATATAATTCGCCTTCAATTTCTTCAATATAAATCAAAGTTTTTCTAGCCATTTTAAAAGTATCCTTTCTTAGTATTCAACAAATTCAAATGTTAAAGAACTGTATGTTATATCATCTTCACTTATATCCTGTATAGTGAATTCCATATTAGGTCTATAGAAATAACCAATGCTATATTGATTATTTTCTTCATTCCAGAACTCCAATTGTACTTTTCTTTCTTTTGTATTTATTTCCGCAGATGTGAAGAAATTTTGAATATTTATTTTATCTTGTAACGATAAACCATCAATTGTATCAAATTGAAATATACTTTTTTGTCCTTCGGCTGTAACTCTATATAATTCTCTTGTATTATCATCTCTATAAGCTTTTATCTCTTCTCGCTGATTAGGTGTTGATTTCCAGCTGGAATAAAGTATATAATCATTAGGAAATATTGTATCTGTTCTAACTGCTCTTAATAAATAACCTTTAAAATTACTCATCTTGTACCTCCTAAGAATAACGTGGTTTATAAGAACCTGTTTGTTTATAGCGTTTCTCCTCTTCACTCCATACAAGTTCAGCAATAACTTTTCCATTAGGTAATTGTAATATGATAGGTTCTTTAGAATTACCTCCTCTTGCATCTAAGGCTTTATTGAAAGCTTCTATCATAGTTTTCAGTGGTGTTTCGATGTTAGTACCTGATGACTGGTCACCTAACACCGCCATAAATTCTTTGTTTGGAGGAATAACTGCTCCACTAGCAAGATAAGGTATTCTACTTATATCTACTTTAGGTATATCAAATCCTATATGTTCTCCACCGATTCCAGGAACGAAGTCTGGTATATCAATAGATATAGAATTCAATGCTCGTACAATAAGATTTATTGCAGATTCTACACCATTAAGCAACGTATTAATGAATCCAACAACTGTATTAACTAATCCTTTTGCAATATCTCCTATTATTCCTATAATATTAGCAAAAATATCTTTAATGTTACTCCACGCTCTTTCCCAGTCACCAGAGAATACCGCGTCTATAAAATCTATAATATCAGTAAGTATAGCTACTATTTTAGCCACTACGTCAATTATAGTGTTCACAACTATCTTTACTTTATCTATTATATTATTAATAACATCTACTATACTTGGACCTAAAACATCTACAACCCAATCTACTATAGGTATTATTACTTTATTTATAATTTTTTCTACTAATAATATGACTTTAGCAACAAAATCTATTATATTTTGTAATAATATACGAAGATGGTCTTCCCATATTTCATCTAGTGTATCCATAATTTTATCCCATATAGGTTTCAAGATAGTTTCCCATATATTCTTAAATAAGTCACTAACTTCTTTGATAGTTTCTCTTATCCCATCGAATATAGGAACACCATATTCATTCCATTTTGCAGATACATCATCTATAATATCACTGAATACATCTCGAAATAATTCTAACGCAGGAACAACACCTTCTGTCCAAAGCATATCAAAATCATCTTTAATTTCACTAAATATTAAAGAAGAAGTATCCAACCATTCCGTATAGAATTGTGTAATCATTGGCAATCCTTCTTCCACCATTTTAGTTAAAAATGGAAATATAACTATATCCCATAAATCAGAAAATATCATATTGAGTGTATCCCATATTCCATTCACTTTTACGTCAATATTAGTAATTACAGCATTAATTAAATCTGCAAAATCCGTCTGTAGATACGTTGTAAAAGCTGGCAATAAAGATTTTATATCCTCTATTACTTTTTTAACTATGTTGAAGGAATTTGAAGCATTATTTTTAAGGTTATCAACAAAATTTGTGATACTTTGTCCAAAATTGGTATTGATATAAGAACTTAAATTCTGTAATATAGATTTTATCTTTTCTGAATAATTGTTAAAAGCTTGTAGTTTAGAATTATCTACAGTTTCAGTTATATCTAAACCACTGGTTCCTGCTCCGCCAGTTGCACCAGTGCCTGACGTATCAGAACTTGTATCTTTCTGTATCACATTAAGTTTATCATAGCTACCCAGTAAATCTTTTTGTGCTTTAGTAGCTTCTTTAGTACTATCTGTAACATCATCCATACTATCTGCAATATCTGCTATACCTGCCGCACCTGTGGAAGATACTTCTGTATTAATACCCAAAAACTTATTAAAAGCAATTAAAGCAGATGTTATCATAGATAGAAATTGATTTAAAAACTTTATCACTGGTGTTAATACTTGAATAAGTCCTGTGCCTAAAACAGAAAGGAACTCTTTCCATCTTTCAGATAAAATCTTAGTCTGGTTAGCCCAAGAATCTTGAGTTTTAACAAAATCTCCAGCGGCAAGATTAGTCTGTGATAAGAAGTATGCTTGTCGTACTTCCAATTTCTGAGCGGCATTCATATTCTTATATAATGTATCATAACCATTAGCCAAAGCAAATGCCGCCAATTGGTCTTCTGTCATTATAACACCAATTTGCTTCAAAGGTTCCGTCTCACCTGAATATACAGCTCTTCCTATTGTGTTAGCTCTATCTATAGTTAGATTATAGAAGGAAGCTATGTCTGCTACTCTTCCAGTCATTTCAAGTGCTTTGTCTGTGGCTTCATCTAATGACTGACCCATACCTCTTGCCATAGCTGTATAGGTGGAACCTATATTCTTAGCAGTCAGTTTAGATATACCATATGTTTCAATAGCTGTGTCCGCAAAATCTTCCATCTTCTGTGACATAGAACCGAAAGCAGTATCAACAACATTCTGTACTTCCGTCAAGTCTGAAGCTAAATTAACAGATTGTTTACCTAAATCGATTAAAGCTCTTATAGATACAATAGTACCTAACACACCTATTATCTTACCTAAAGCACCTTTAAGACCTGATACAGAGCTAATTGAGCCATTAGTTGATTTAGATATTTTCTGCATCGCATTAGCACCAATTGTTCCAGTTTTTTTAAGACTATTATTTAGTGTTTTTGATTGTTTATCTAAATCTTTATTAGCTTGTGTTGCTTTGTGTGTTGCTTGTGTAGCTTTATTTGTAGCTTTAGTGGCTTTATCCATACCTTGTTCTATCTTAGATGTGACATTTTGTTCTACGTTATCTCCTATACCAGATATACCGATTTTTTTAAACTCAGCATTGATTTTCTTTACTTTTTCAGAGGTGACTAACTGGGTATTAGATAATATAGTATCAATTCTGGAAGAAACTATATTAAGGTCATCATCAGATACATTGATGTTTACATCTGTTTTAGCATTTTTGAGTATTCTATTTACTTCCTCGACTAAACTATTAATATCAGCTTTCGTCTTGGTTTTAGCTTTTTCATCAACTTCTGGCTTTACTTCAGGTTTTATAGGAGGAATTTCTTTTCCTTCTTTTTCAATGGTTTTACCAAGATTATTCAAATCTTTAGTTGCACCAGTCATATCCAAGCCAGTTTCGATTATAACTTTTCCGTCTGCCATTTTACCTCCTTTCTATATTTAAGAAAGCAGTTTTTCTATTGCGGCTTTCTCTTCCTCACTTCTTTGTTTTTTAGTTGTATGTAAATCAATAATATCTTTATATTCTTTATACATTTCCTGTTCGTATTTTTCTAACTTTTTATGTTTAGCTTTCTTGTTTCTTATACTAACAACACTAGCGAACATTCCTTCTCCTATCTCATTAAATAAACCCATAAATGTCCACCAGTGCATATATTTTTCAGCTCTAACTTCTTTACCTGCTACCTTATTGATAGCAGAGAACATCATTTGTTCATCCTGTTCCCAATCGTACAACTGAGGTTTGAATTTATTATCTTGCACAATTTCTTTCCCACAATCCAGGAACCATATGGCTTTATCATATGCTTCCTGAATGTTTTCTGGGGGATTTATATAGATAATCTTAACTGTTATAATTAATTTTTCCCAGTCTGATAATTCTGGGTCATTAAAGGCTGTTATAACAGTAAGACAATCTCGATAATCAGTTCGGATATCATATACTTTTCCAGCTACTGTTAAGCTTGTGGGTAATCGTCCTATCATATTATTTTACCTGATTTACATATTTGTTAATTCTACCTGCACTATTATCCATTTCCTGCTGAAATTCCTGTTTGATAATCGGCATAAAAGCGGATAAAAAACGCTCAACAAAAGTAACTCCATTAATAGTAGACAAAGAACTTTGATGTCCGAATATTATAAGGCTCGTGCCTTCACCAAATAATTTATCAATTTCATCTTTAATTAAATAATCTGTAGATTCAATTATATCTGTTATCTGTTGTTCGGTTTTATTTGTATCATCTATGTTTAACTCATCCATATAATGTAAGATAGTTTCTTTCATTTTTTGTGCTCTACTGAAAAAGCCTATATCCTTAGGGTTAAGAGTAATTTGACCTCTTATGTTGCCGTGTTCATCTTCAATATCATATGTTTTTAAACCTGTTTCAATTTTAATACTTGCCATAATATAAATCCTCCTAAATAAAAAATTAAGGATAAGGATAATTTAATACCCTTATCCTTATGATTAGTCATTAATTAATTCACTAAGTTCAGATGTGTCATCAAAAGAGCTAGTGTTTTGATTTACACTAGCATTAGCTGGGTGTAAATGTTGGTACACCTGCTGTTATAGTAACTGTACCTTCTTTTCTATTACCATCAAATAAAACATCGAACGGAATAGATACACCTGATGTATCACCACCATATGACTGAGGTTTAACAATAACCTCTTCCATCCAAGCTTTATGCGTAGAATCTGCTGTATCTTCTATGATTACCTCAAGTAATCTTGTCTTACACTTATCACCCTTTAGTCTGTTCATAGCAATATCTCTTAGCTTCTCATATATGCTATCGTCTGGATTAGCATAATAAGGGTCAGCTGACATACTTGGTTCATATCCATTATCTTTAACAGTTGTTTCACCTAAGATGTTCTTAGTTGTCTCTGTATCAGGATTAAGCTCCACGCTCATATCCTCAATGTCTTTTCCTATGATGTACCAGCTAGGTGTTTCTTGAGATATGTCAAAAGACGCATCTAAAAAGTGCATAAGAGCTTCTCTTTCTAATTTCATTATTATATACTCCTTTCTTCATTATATGTTATTCTTGTTTGAAATTGATATTTAGCAAGCTGTTGAGTAGAGTCCACTAATAGATTAGGTACATTAGTTAATACTTCTATTTTAAGAATAGTATTATTAGTACCAAAATCTGGATAATTGTCAACACTTAATGTATCAAGCCATTCAGCGAACTTATTAACCTCATCCATAGCTTGCATATTAATATCACTTGTGCCTTGATTATCATATTGAGTAATCATATCAATTCCAAACAATAATTCGTGTTGTTTAGTTCCGTCAATGAACCTCCTAGTTACTCTATTACCTGCTACACTGTTCATAGCTGTTGTTCCTACAATCGTAGGTGTAGCATTAAAGTATAACCAGTTATTACCGAGAGGTATATAGTTATTTCTTAACCAGTCATTTATATTATTATATAAGTTCATATATTGCTACTTCCTTTTTAAGTAATTTGTCACAGCTTTAGCAACAGTCTCTCTAAATGCTGTGTAAGCAGGAACTTCCCAATGGCTTGTAGCCAGTGGATTTTGTTCTTTACTATAATTTAAGGGTGTGTCTGTTGGAATCTTAGTTACTCCAGGACGACTCCAGAAACCATAATCAGGGTCATAAAATGCTCCATTTCCTGTGATAGGGTCAACATATAACTTACCTTCCCATTGATAATGTGCATAGGGTGAATTATAGGTGACTTGGTAAGGTTCAATAGTGATGTTTTGTGCTAAAGTTCCTTCTCTCATAGGAACATATTTAGCGAAGTATCTAGCCCATTCACTAGCTACAAATTTACCAACTTCATCATCTAAAATCCTGTTAATAGTACCTTTTGGGTCAGTGATAATCGTTGTGACCTTAGTTGTACTCATTATACACCACTCACTTTCAATCTTATAGTAGCTCCATAATGTTGAGCGACTTCTATAATGCTTCGCACTTCACATACTAACGGCTTATAACTATTCTTCAATGTCATTACATTATTAGGTTGTATATCTTCTTCAACTTGTGTCAGGAAAATATAATCGCCTTGTGATAATGTATAGAAGCCGTCTTTATCAGCTAACTTCTTCCATTCAATATATGGCTTATAGTACTTATCAAATGGTATCAAGATTGTAAATACTTCTCCCACACTCACTTGTGTTCCATTTACATCTGTTACACGCTCTTTAGAGTATGTTATATTATGTAATTCTGTCTTATACCATACATCTAATCCAGTCACACTATCTGTTCGATTAAGCCTGTTTGCAATCGTTATAACTTTCGCTTCCATTGTTTCCTCCCTCTGTATAATAACTCGGGATATTCCCATAGATACTCAGCTACAAGGTTACTAACTTGTTTATCTATAACAGATGTACTAGATGATTGTGATGTAGTCGTGTTGGCATAGCCAAAACTCTCAATCCCATTAGAATAACTGGATAAGTTATTAGGTGCGTCTATATCTACCTTTTCCCAAAAGCTCGTTCCAAGTCTGAAACATAACATCTTGACCGCTTGTGGTACTTGGGATAGATTCTTAATTCTACCATTAGTTAAATAGTCAATCTTACTTTCAATCTCGAACTCATTTTTATTGAAAGTGGCTTCGTCCATTGTACCACCCAGCTCTTTATATTCACTATAAGAAAGATACAGAGAACCCACCTCCTAACTACTTAACCGCTTTCTTTCTTGTTCTTGTTGTTTTAGGTGCTTCTTCAACAACATCTTCTGTTTTAGGTGCTTCTTCAATAATAGCCTCCACTGACTCTTTATATTCAACAGCACCATATTTCAGATACTGTTGAATTAAAGATTCATTGTCGGTATTTAAGATTACACCACTAACTAGCTGTAATCTCATATGCTACCTCCTTGATTAGTCATTAGCTGTTACTTTAGTCTTACCAGCTCTTACAACCTTAGAATCTGTTGCTGTAAGCTCAACTACAACAATATCATTGTTTGTTGTGGCTGTGATTTCATCTGTACCCTTCCAAGCTGTATATCCTTCTACTGTTGCTCCTAACTTAGGAACATCAACTGATTCTGCTGTCTTATAAGAGTATGTGTTAGTTCCTGTCTTAGCTGGAGAAACTGTAAGAGCTGTCTTACCTTCCTCTGTGCCAGCCTTAGAAATAACAGTCATTGTACCTGTAGCAGAGTAGAAGAGAATTGTTTCTGGTGTGACTGCCTTAGTGCCATAGTAGAAGAATAACTCAATAGCATAAGCTTCAGACATTGGAATCTTCTCAGCTGAATATGCCTTACTTCTTACTGGCTGTGCTACAGAGCCATCAACCTGAACGATGAAGTCACAACCTGCTGGCATATTGATTGTTGAAATAAATCTAACCCCGTGAAATCTGTCAAATGTTTCAGCCGCTGTATCAACATTAGCATTATGAACAACCTCATCAAGGTACTTTCTCATCTTGCTATATACTGCTGGTGTAACTTCTACAGATAACATATTTCTTGGGATACCATCAATATAATCATTTCTGAGGGTTTCAAGTGTTACGATAGCTTCCTCAATAATATCCTGGATTGCTGTTGCTTCTGTAGATGGTGTAAACTGTGTACCACTAGCAACACACTCTGCAAAGAAAGCTCTATCAAGCTCATTAGTCATCTGCATTGCGTGGTTAGCACTTCTTCTTGCAATAAGTCCATCAACACCTAAAAGAGATACATCCTTCTGCTCTACTTCTTCAATAAACTCTCGGTCTGTATCAATAGGAATTGTTACTGGCTTACCTTTTACAAGCTCACCTTTTCCCTTTCCTCTAGCTGTACCATAGGCGTTAGACTTAGCATTAACGAATCTCTTCGCTTCTACTGTTCCGGCTGTTGGGTCTCCAGATAAATCTGTGTTCTTTAACTGTCCTGAGATTGTAGCTTTCTGCACATTCTCAATAACTCCATCGTATGCTTCGGATAAAAGCATCTTACCCTTTGGGTCAAGTAATACTTCAATTGATGTCATTCTTGGCATTTTATAATCTCCTTTCTAAATTACCATATTAATGGTCTTTCTTTAGGTTCATCATCTCTATTAGAAGTAGATTCATCCTTCTTAGTAGACTTAGAACCGAACATAGGAGGCTTAGTGTCTGCTGAAGTATTTTCTACTACAAAAGCACCTGCATCCTGCTCCTTATAAGCACTTACAAAATCGTCAAAGCCTAATATATTGCCATTATCCATAGTAAGATTTTTTGCTAAAGCATCATTTAAAAATGCTTTCTTAGCAGAATTACTTGTGAACTGTAAGCCATTAGTCTTTTCCTTAATGGCAAACTCATAAGCCTGCTTATTAAGTTCCTTCTGATAATCAGCTTGAGCATTGGCATAATTAGTCTTTAGAGTATCAAATTCAGTCTGAAGATTCTTTAATGTTTCTGCATCAGTGCCAGCATCAGCAAGTTTCTGTTTTAAATCTGCAAGGTCAGTATCACGCTGTTTAATATCATTGTCATACTTAACCTGTAAAGCATCTCTCTCACTTTCTGCCTTGGATAACTTACCATTAAGATTATTGACTTCTGCCTGCGTTTTATAATTTTCGTTGAGCATCTTGTCAAACTCTTCTTTCTTATCTTCTGGTACGGCAAGTCCAAAGGACTTCAAGATTTCATAAATGTTCTTCATATCATTGTCTCCTTTAATCTAAAATATTTTTTAATTCCACTTTCTGGAATATGGATTATTTACATTTTGTATTATACACAAAGTTATCAACAATGTAAATAGTTATCAACAAAGTTATTAACAATTTTTAGAAAGTTATACACATATACACATATTATACACAAAGTTATGCACATTAAAGACTAAAATAAAAGTTATCAACAATTTTATGTTAATAACTATGTTAATATGTTGATAACTATGTTGATAACTTTTATTTTTGTTGATAACTATTATATTGACAATTTAATTGACTTAGGTTTTACCTGCTTTCCTGTATAACCCTGTACATAGGTTCTATCCATCTTAGGAGTTAATCCAGCTTGTCTTGAGACATTATTATAATGCTTTTTTAGTGTTTCCACCCTTGCTTTAGCTTGCTTTGCTAATTCTGTGTCTCCAGAGTTTTCTGCAAATATAGCTTTATCCTTTGCTTTTCGTATTGCTGTTTCAACCTTTCTTTGAACCTGTGTAGCTTGGTACTTAGTCATTTCTTTTCCATCTATAGTTACTGTCTGCTCACTGTTGGCTTTATAGGAAGCTAATTCTTCATCTGTATAAGCTGGTTTAGATATACCCAGAATAATTGGAAATATTGCGTGTTTACAATTACAAGTTGATATCTTCCTGCTTAAAGCACCATTAACTTTAGCAAACTCTTCCTTGCTAAACTGCTTTCCTTGAATATCTATATGGTCAGTGGCACATAAAGCATGTACAGTAACCTCTACACCATCTGCACCAAACTCTTTTCCAACTTGCTCTCTAATACCATTATTAACTTCTCGAACACCATCTAATACATTCATACGAATAGCACTATCTAATCTCCTTGTCTGTCCACTTGCATATGTGATTCTTAATCCTTCATCAGCATTTCTTACAAGTGGGGAAAGAGATGTGTCTGTAAGCTGTGTTCTTATAAGCTCGTCATAGGAACCTGTTCCACTTACTATAGCATCTATAGCCGTATCCACTAAATGTTTATAAGGTTCATATAAGGCTGTTGTATTCGATAGATTAACAAATGTATTAGCTGTAAGCTGTTTCATACTTTCTAAATACTGTTGTATTGTTGTATTCTGTTCAAATGGCACTTGTGCTATTCCTCTCGCAGTATATAACTTATAAGTATCTCCATATAAGGACATTCCACTCATATCATAGATTTGATATAGTTCCTCAAGTGTTCTTCCTGTTTCCTGTGCCAGTAAATAATTAATAGTATCAATATTCTGTTGCATTTTAGTCATCTGCTGTAATCGATAAATATTAGAAGGAGATAGCTGTCCTATCTCCTTTATCTGTTTAGCCATTAGTTTTATATAATGCGTGTTAATGGCTTCAAATCTAGCC